TGACCAACAAACAAATATGAAATTGGCATCGAGTATGCCAGAATTCGATGACGAAGAAGATGCAGTACGAGGTGAACCAAAATATACAAAAAAACCAGTCCCGTCGTGGTTTGGAGCAGGTGGCGGTAGTATAGATGATGACTCTTTCGCCGATTATCAACCAAATGCAGAATCCTATAAACTCGAACCAGACTTCATGAAAGCATTCGATGCAGTTGGTTCATCCAAGGCAGGAGCAACCGATATATTACAGGCACCATCTGTACACGATGTATGGAAGCCTCTTACGCCAAGTGGAACAGATACTTCGTACTTCAGCTCTCTTCCAAAACCAAGCGGAATGTTTTTCTCATCCACTTCGAAACCGGCACCAACTTCCACTGCATATTCACGAACAGTTGATTATCAGGAAGTGAGTGATTATGATAAATTATCGAAAAAGATTGATGTAATGTTTGCGAAATTGGAGGCTTTAAATACCCGACGAGACACATGTACTGGGAACACGGATAAGGAGGTAATGTTATTTGTGTCTACTGGATTATTTGTAATGTTTATGTTTGATATGGCAATGCGTCGTAAATAAGTAACACATCAAAACAAAGATACATTGATACAAAATACAAAATACAAAATACAAAATACAAAATACAAAAATACAAAATACAAAAATACAAAAAATATAATATTTAAAGACATGAATATGTAAATATTATAGATTTATAAATGGATAACACCATGGAAGAAGATGAAGAATACCGTGAAGAATATCGTGATGGATTTCTATTAATTACAACATCAAGTCATGGAATTAAAAAGGTCTACACGGTGGATGAAAACAACAAACCACATGGAAAATACGAAGTCATATTTATACATAATAATAATTTCGTCGAAAAAGAATACTATTATGACCACGGTATACTTCACGGACCATATATTGAATATTATCTTGATGGAAATATGAAATCATTTGTAAAATACGTAAATGGACTGAAGCAGGGTCAATACACATTATGGTATTCTTCAAATACAATACATGAACAATGTACCTATAAAAATAATAATATACACGGGCTACATCAAACATGGTACAAAAATGGTACATTATGTAGTACATCATATTACAAAGACGGTAATATTCAGGGTGCATTTCAGTATTATAATGATAAAGGCATACTAACACATACAGATATGTTTATAGATGGTAAGCGAAATGGCATATCCTATAAATGGTATGCATCAGGAAATATAGAAACAGCATTATCTCATAAAGACGGTAAACGTAATGGTGAATGTATGACATATTATCCATCGGGTCAATTATATGACACATGGAATTGTAATAACGATAAGATAGAAGGAAAATATAAATCATGGTATAAAGATGGAGTACTAGAATCCGAACGAATATATAAGAAAGGAGTTCCACATGGTTTACAAATAAAATATTACAAAAGTGGACAAATTCACAGGCGCTATAAAATAGACTGTATACGTCTATATGGATCATATTCAGAATGGTATGACAATGGAAAACGAAAAATAAGAGGTTTCTTTGTAAATAATAAACCACGAGGTCCGATATATTTATGGGAAGAGAATGGAACAAAAAGAGTATTAACATCTGATGAAATAATTTCAAACATTTTATGTGTGGTATAGTAATATGGCAGATACATCTGCAAATGTAACCGAATCTGACGCATACAATTATTGCCGCATATGTTATGAAATAACTACGCCATTATTGCAGCCATGTGATTGTAAAGGTTCTGTCGAGCATGTTCATGAAGAATGTCTGTCCAAATGGTTTCATACACATCCAGAAATAGATGTGAAATGTGAATTATGTAATTTCTACTATATGATATCATATGAATATGATTTCGAATATACATTTGATATGTATAATACTGATTATTTTATACATATCTGTCCAATATATAGCGCATTATTTACGCATTTTCTACTAACAGTATATACTCCCATCTATTTTACATCAATTGAATACAAATATTATTTACAGTATATTTACACACCAATTCATTATTTCTTATTTGCATTTTATACAGGTCTTTTTCTAAAAACAGCAAATATACAAAATTGGAAACAATATATACGTTATGTCATAACATATAATTATATTTATTTTATACTGCTATACATTGGGTGTATAATAAGTATACCATATCGCGGAACATACCCATGTATTATTGCAAATATAATACATCCATTTTTTTATTATATGCATAACATAATTGCACGAGAAATAAATTCAAATAATAATATAGTGTTTCACAACAATATATTAAAATAACAAATCAAATCAAATCTAACACGTCAATTTCTTTTCTAATTATTTGCACCACCACCTGGTTTTACAATAATAAATTGTAAATATTTGTGGGATGGTGGTCCAAATTTTTTAGTTCGAAAAGTAATCGATGCCATTTTAAATAATATTTTTATGAATGTTGCGCAATTTTTACGAAATTCAGAATCATTTTCTGTAAAAAGTGGAACAGATTCATATGTATTATGCTTATCCATTGAATCAATTATATGCACATATCCGTTTCTTAATTTTTTAATAGCAACATAGTGCCCCATGGAACCACCTCCATATGACATTTGTAAAATAAATCCAGTTAGTTCAGGAATTCTTTTTCGAACAGATAGAAGTAGAAAATAAATATTCGCAATATATTCTTTAATTTCTTCTGTCATTGCATATTTTCCACCATCTGGTTTATTTACAAGTGCAGGTTCTGAAAAAATATCGACTAATCTACTTTGAAAATTCATACGATTTGCATTGTTAACATTTGTCCTGCTCATATACAACACATCGCTAAATGCAGTATATTTTCCATCTGTCAATATATTTATTGCAAATTCGAGCTCATCGTTCAAAAAATTTCCTTCGTGATATGGTCTTTCATTTACATTTACTCCTATAATGTCAAATACACTCTCCTTTGTAAGTAGACGCTTCCCTACCAAATTATTGAATGCATGAATTCCACAAAATAATTTATATTCTCCTTTTTTAATTTTCATTTTAGGAACGTCTCTATTCCATTTTTCCTGTTCTTCAAAATAGTTTGGATCCGAATTATTTCTATTATTTACATGAGATGATGACATCGTATTATTCTACTATATTGCTTATTATATTATATCATACGTACACCAGATTCGAGCATATAAGATGATGTGCTTTCAAAAAATTGTGCATTTGCATAGAAGTCGGAAAGATTATTCACACCACAATAGGTGAGTGCTGAACGAAGACCTCCTTCATACATATCGAACACATCATGAGCAGATTTTTCAACGAGTACATCAAATGCGACTCCCTCTGCTGTACGTTTCTTCGAATCACCATAGTATTCTTCCATAAATTCAGCAGATGCCTGACCTCTGTATCTGGCGTATGTCTTTCCATCACGAATTTCTTTTTCAGCAGCAGATTCATATGTCCTGGCAAAAACGGAGCCCATCATAACAGCATCTGCACCTGCTGCAATTGCTAAAACAGCATCACGTGGAGCTTTAATGCCACCATCAGCGATAATATGTATATTTCTGCCGACATTATAGGAATCAAGTTTAGCTCTATCTGAACAATCACGAATAGCACTGAATTGCGGAACACCAAATGCGGTCATGATACGAGTTGTACAAGCTGCACCAGGACCAACACCAACTTTGATAATATCTGCTCCTGCTTTGATTAAATCTGTCACACCATCTGCTGTACACACATTTCCTGCGATGATAGACAATGTGTGATCATCTCTTTTTAATTCACGAATACGTTTCATCATTGCATCGGAATGACCATGCGCAATATCAATGCAGAAACGTCTGCAACCAGCTGCATGAAGTGCATTTAATTTGGTATTATCATCGGCTGTCACACCAATACTGAAATATGCTTCTGGGAATTTCTTTAACCATTCGAGTTGTGTATGTATTGGTGTAAAACGGTGGAAAATAATGGGTGCACAACGTGCACTACATACAGCTGCAAGTTCTTCACCAATAACGGTATCCATATTGGCAGGTATGAAGGGTGTTTTGTATACAGTGCGACCCAATTCTATTTTTATAGTTGTATCGAGTCTGGATGCAATGCGGTTAAAGCGTGGAATGAGACCCACGTCGTCGAAAGTAAGAAGTCTGCGCATTTTGATATGTACAATTTCACTATATAATCACAATATTTATTTCTTTATATTTCTTTTTAGGAAAATATTATCTAGTATAAAAGCTATAAATAAGATATAAAGAAATAAATATTATTTATATTAATAAGTATTCATAATGAATATAAATGGAGATAATATTTTGGAATTAGATTTTGATACGCCATTTTTTCCAGCATATGGGATAGTAACAATACCGATAAATGAATATGTATTTTATCGAGGTTACGATACACGTTATCCTATTGTAAGTAATAGACCTGCATATTATGGTTCGCTTAAAACAGCACTGGGATATATACGAAATAATAAAAATCGTACAGTTACTGCATTTACAAATACACAATCTCTCAAACTACTTGATGTTCGATTCATGAAGGATATTTTGAGAGAAATGTTTCGAATAAATCCAACTGTATCTGCTCCACAATTATCAACAACATTATCATTTGGATTATGCTCTTTAAATCATCAGTGCGAACTTGCAAAAGAATATTTTACCGACAAATCACTTTCAAAAAATCTAGATAGTCTTTATAAGTCACTTACACAAAAGCATGACAGGCATGTTGAAAAACCAGGTGTTCGTATTGCAGAAACATCAAATGATGCGACTACAATGTCTTTTCTTAAAACGTTATTTGAAGGATTTATAGATGGTTTCATTTCTCCAAAACAGGCTACACCATTTCATATTGAAAAGGAAGAGATGTTAAATGCAGAAATGATTATTTTTAATCCAAAAATGTCAGGCATGATAGATTTAAAATCACTTCCAAAAGAAACATATAAAATAAAAGTGGATGCGCTATATAATGATTATGGTAGAAAAATACATATTGGAACTCCACAATATCCATATGATTTATTCTTAACAGGAGATCCAGACTATACAAATAATGATGATAATATAAATGGCGGTGGTATAGACGATGTCGATTCAATTTCACATTTTCCAAGTGTAGAGCAAATAAATATGCGTTTTGATAATGACCCAATTATACAAGAGAATTGGAAGAAAGGACATGAAGATGGCTTATATTGGCGAGGTATGTCAAATATAATAAATTTTTCCTCAAATTCATTATACGAGCATGAATCTACACCTAAACCAAATTATTCTATTGGAGGGTGGAATATTGAAAATTCACGTGTAAACAAAAATATAGATATTACAGAAGAAGACAGAGAAAAAATAAAAAACAATATACGTAGTGAAATAGAAAATAATGAATATGACTATGGATATGGGAATAATGTATATTATAATGGCGATACAAGTACATTTAAAAACCCTAAACCACTCTATCCAGGACCAAAAATACCGATAGGTCGTATAAAAAATAAGGATATAAATTATCCAAAATCAAATATGAATAAATATATTAATACAGAAAATCATAACGATAAAAAATTACATAGACAAAATAAAAATAAAACATATAGGAAGAAAAAGAATAAAGACGAAGAAACTGTTTAATACATTCTTCTTCTTCTGCGAGTCATATGAAGACCTCCACTTGTTGATCCAGATTGACCTGGAAGTATAGATACTTCACCTGCTTCAGCTAGATTTACTCCTGTCATTTGTTGTTTTCCATTATTAAGTAAAGATACAGAACCAGATTGTGCAACTGATTGTTCTTTAACCTTTTCATCTACACAATTATCTCCCTCACATTCCTGTTCAGGTTGTGCATCTACAACAGGAGTATCTACAACAGGAGTATCTTCACCAGAAGCAGCAACTACTTCACTAGAAGCAGAAACAGCAACAGCAGAAACATCAACCTTCTTTGACTCAAACATACTCATATCAAATGGAATGGAAATAGTGAAAACAATCTGTGGACCTCTCGTTGCAGTTTTTCCTTCGAGATATTTATCAAACACTGCATCCTTTGGGTCAAGCATTACCTGAATAAGTCTATTCAAAATGGCACGCATTGGTTCACATTTTCCGCTCATTCCTGCTTCTGTATTATTCAAACAGTCATTATTGTAAATGGAATCGAGAATTTTATTCTTCTGCTCTAAAACAACTTCAGGATCTGTCGAGTCAATAACTTTGTCAAATTTATATGCACGAATAATTTCTTCTTCAGCTGATGTCAAATCCTCCTTTCCAACTCTTTCTGACGGACTTCTGATAGCATATTCCTGGCTATCAATCATCACCATTTTATCCATGCCAATATCTCCACCTGCCATGCACATATCAGTACCGCATTGACCTCCACCTCGTACAACTTCAATATTACCTCCGCCTGGAATTATTGGAATTACTGAACTATCTGCCATTATACGAAACTATCTAATTATTGTCTTGAAAATGAAATAGCAATTTATGTCACGCAATTTATAAACAACTTAAGAAACCATCGCTAAAAAGAATAATAGAGGAAAATGCAGAATATAATGAATGACGGACATTTTGCATTAAACAATGGACTATTTACACCACAAACACAGACACGTAAAAAGAAGATTGAATGTAAGCCAGAACTTATTATAGCCAGTATTCAACGTTTTTACACGTCAAATCCGGACATCTCAAAAATTATGCCATACTTAATTGGTGAATCAAACTTAAGTCTTCGCATTATTGATTGGTTTGTTACAAAATACAGTAGAAAGAATTTTATACGATATGATGTAAATGGGCAGAACTTTTTAGTATATTTATCATACAAGGGGCAATTAAAGGCTTATTCCAAACAATATTTTGACCCAAATTGTCGCCGTGAGAGAATTATGTTTAAGATAGCCAGTTATGAACCATTTTTAACAACCATTGGTAAACTCAATTTCTTTCGTTGGGCATTTGAAATGAAAATTCTAGATTATATTGAACAACATGAGGAAGAGATTCGTTCAGGATATAATTCATTTTTGAAAGAGAATATTCAAAACCAAAAGAGTACGAGACAATCTTCGGAAACAGCATCATCTACTGCATCTGCTGCGTCATCTGCTTCAAATGTATCTGCTGCATCCACATTATCTGCGACTGACTCTGTAGAATCTGCTATGACATCCATTAGTACATTATCGAATTCAAGTGTTCGTCAGACGAGAAGAAAGAGATCCAAGCAAACACCATCTGCTTTAAGAAAGTTACAGGTTGTAAATAATCCAGTTGAAATTGAATTCAAGTAGTAATCCAATAAATATAAAATAATATATTTTCATAAAATACTATATTTTATATAATTATACACAAATAAACATATTATACATTTATAAATTATTATTGTTATTTTTTCCTAGTCTCGTTTCACCAAGTAAGGCTGCAAGTTCATTAATATTTTCAGCAGGTTGTTGTTCCATTATTTTCAAAATATTTTTAATATTTGTTTCTGGGCTAAAACCATAATTATTTTTACGTGCATTGTAAGTATTTTTAATACTTTTGTAATATGTATATTTATTTTCCTTACCAGCCTTACCTTCGTATGTACGCATGATTGGTGCTAATTGTTTTGCACGAATAGTTTGTGGCTTTCGTGTTTTTACTTCTACAACTGGTTCTTCCATAATTACATTCATTACACGTGATACTTGTACAACCTCATTCTTCTTTGTATTTTTAGGCATACTTTTCTTTTTTGTAACTCTTCTGCTAGTTGATACTTCTGGAACATAACGAGATACTTGACGAGAAGCTCTTGCACTTCGTCTACTAGCCATTTGAATATTTTCAATATTTTTCTTCTGCTTTTTAGTAAGACGTGCCTTATTAATATTTCCTAGAGCACTCAAAATATTAGACATATTAAATCCACTAGGTTTAAGGTCATATGGTTTTACCTGTTTTGATTTTTTCGCAGTTCTTGCCATTTTCTATTATATATTTGTATTTTATAATTTATATGAAAATTATAAAAGTAAAAAGTAAAAAGTAAAAAGAAAATATAAAAAGCCGTACTGCAATTTTTTACTCAAGCGATGTCCATTGTCCTTTCACAGGTTTTTTTAGCATTGATTTACTAATCCAATAAGATACATTTCTCGGAATACCATTTCGCAATAATTCTTCCAATACTAATAAACTACTTTCATCTCTGTAATGTACAATACTGTATGTCATAGTTGGAAATAATGGTAATACATTTTTCAATAAAATGTCTAATGGTTTTATAGAATTCAACAAATGTAATTTCTCAAATTGATTACCATATTTTTCACGTATATATTTTATAAATTCAATAATTGTTTTCATATCAAATATATTCGCCGCAGATATTCCACGACAATCAAGAATCCATGACCAATTCTCTCCTCGAATAGTTGCAAGATGTGCATCAATATGGTCCTTCATTCCAACATAATCATCCACTCGAATAGCAAGACCAACACATGTATAAAAAATATGAGATTGTGAAGAACTTCTTCCAACTGGTTCAAAGCAATGTAGAAGAGGAGTTTTTATGCAATGCGAACAAAGAGAATTCGTATGCAAATACATAGAAGTTATTATTTATTTACAAATAATTATTTATTTTGATTCGCACCACCGCTTCCACCACTTGGTCGATAAAAGGTGTGCATGTTATTCATTTGTGGACGAAGAAAGTTATCAGCGCGTACAATACTTTCTGCCATCTCTTTCTGCTCACTTTCTCGTAAGAATCTGCTATCAAAATTTCGAGATATGAGTCGATTATTTTCAGGAAGATGCTCTATGTTCTTATCCTCATATACAGTTGCCCGTAATTCTCTGACAGTATTTCTGCTATCACTTGTTGTATCATATTTATCGAAATAAGAATTCATTTCTAGCCGATGACCAAATTGGTCAAATCGTGGCTGATTTCTATATTCGCGGTCTACAAATCGGCTGTTTATAGGTGACGTAGTCATATATGGTGCAGTCTTATTCAAATCCGGACGATTATATATTCCGTATTTTCCATCTGTTTGCCAATGTTCAAACTGTCTTGCATTAATTGCATCATGTGGATTTACTTCTCGACGAGACCGTATTACCATCTCGGGTAATGGTATTGCAGGACCTTCTGTAATTTGTATAGGTTGCATATCACCTTCTTCTTTTTCTTACAATATGTTTTTCTTTTATATAGCGTTTGTGGTTCGTTCTCCCAATATAATGGTCTAAAGAATATAATAGTGTAATGATGTAGTACTTTCGTTACACGATTATATATTCATAATGTATATCATACCATATATCAAAAATGTCAAAGAAGTAAATAAAAATAAAATATATAATATTAACATATTATGTCAGGCTGGACGATACATATGGGAAGAGGATGATACCGTCAATATTAAAAAAGAGATTTTAGCAGACAATAATTTTACCGAAAAATGTATTAACAAATATACAATAAATAATACACAAATTGTATTTATTGAATTGAATATGCAAATCGATTCACCTGAATTTAATAATATGTACAGATGGGATGAAATACCTTATACTGATTTAGAAACACTTTGTTGGCGTAAATATATATGGATTGTACAAGAGGATAGTACCCCTTTTTTATCACCTGAAACAGATAATTTAAGTAATATACCAATTCAATTATTAATTGAAAAAATAATACAATATTAAATTGCTACATCTAAACAGGCTAAAGCCAGATAGCATATATATAATAAATAAAAAAGGATAAATGAATACATTAGTGCAACCCCAACAACAAACTATAAATGATTCGCACCAGCAGCCACCCCTACAATCTACACATAATAGTACAAAACATAAAACATTTAGAAAAAGTCAATCCGATCCATCGACCAGCATCCATCAACTTCCCTATTCATCTGGAGAAGAACCTGCATCGCTTCGTGCAATTTTAGAGGACTCTGCTCTTCAGGCATACAGTCGTCCATGGCATCGTCTTGAAAGAGGACTTCGCCTTAATCGTTTGCGATTATTTGTGGAGGAATTTGGTTCAGCACATGCACTTACTCCATCTGAAAAAGAATTATTTTTCAAATATCTTCAAAAGGCGTTGGATAAAAATCAATTAAATACGCACAAAATTGTAAATTATCGTCCTGAAATTAATAAGATTATTGGAATTATTGGTTTAGAAATTCGTCGTTCAGCGGATGGAACTGTTCGATGGGGCTTTAATTCAAAAAAGAAGATAGAAACAAAAAAGAAAAAGAAGGATGAATTAGTAGAATAGACGAATATATACAATATATAGACAATTATATAATAGTATATACTAGTATATTGTGATATGTTATACCAATATAAAAGTAACACACATATATAATAATAAACGGCGTGTAAAATTTATTATTATATATAATACAACCAAAATGATAAAAGATATAGATGGTTTTAAGGAATGGGTAAGTTTAGTAAATAATTGGTTACTGTTGCCAAAAACGGAACAGGAAATATATGATTGGTTAGAAGATGCATATGAATTGGCAGAATCATTTGATTTCTGTGAATCAGATAAACACTTTGTTGAAAATATGATTTCAGGTTATGAAGAAATGTTCGATAATATGTTACATAACGATTTGAAAGATAACATTCAACAATTTGAAAATAGTCTTCAAGACTTTTCTTCAAAAATAAATATTGACATAACTCGTATGGAAATAAGTATGGCAGAAGATGAAGAAACAGAAGCGGACGCAGAAGCAGAAGTGCTTATACAACAACAGCCATCACAGCCACCTCTCGGATTAACAAAAGAAGAAATGGACAGATTAATTAACTGTGAGCAGATTGAACAACGAACACCAGCATGGTATGCGCAAACCCAAAATGTCTTAACTGCCAGTGAAATATCCACCATATTTTCAACAGCCTATGCTCGTGGACAGCTAGTGATGTCCAAAGCATTACCTCCAAATGATTCCAGACCACAGCAACAAATCGCTGTTCAATCAGATAGAATGTCTCCATTCGACTGGGGCATCCGCTTCGAACCAGTTATTAAACAAATTTATGAATATAAATATGGAGCAGAAGTCAAAGAGTTGGGCAGAATAGTTCATCCAGATTCCTCCACTCGCTGTGCAGCCAGTCCAGATGGTCTTGTATATTCTTCTAAAGATGATTTAAAAACGGGAAGACTTGTCGAAATTAAATGCCCAGTAACTCGTGTAATAAATGATAAAATACCAAATGATTATTATTGCCAAATGCAATTACAAATGGAGGTGACGGGTGCACCAGTATGCGACTATATTGAAGCAAAAATAGTAAGTACATATTCAAAGTCAATTGACCAGGCACAATATTATGGACCATATCAGTATCATGGTAAAATATATCTTGTCGAGGCAGCAACCGAATTCGGAATAAAATACGAATATAAGTACAGCCCTCTCAACGAACTATCAAATGATTGGCAACCAACCATTTCAGAAAATGAAAATGTTCTGGAAATCATTCCATGGTATATATATTCATGGAATGAGGTCGAAGTAAAGCGTGACACCGCCTGGTTCGAAACGCTTCGAATACTGTTAACAAATTTCTGGAGTGATGTTGAAAAGGCAAAAAGTGGAGATTACATGCAACCAGAATCTACTCGAAAACGCCAAAAGACATCAAAGGATGATAAATGCCTAATTCAAATTACACATGTTGAATCTACGAGTGACAATAGTGCAAATAACAATGCAGACATTGATATGCAATAGATTTACACTCGTCCGTTAATCCAAACAACCGAGACCCTTTCGTTCAATAGAGAATGGTCTTTCTTTGTAAATTGCTAGATTTGCTTCTGGAAGACCAGTTGTACAACTGTCAGGATAGTCATGTTTATAATTATTAGTAAATTGACGGAAATTTCCAACGGAAACGATTGCTCTATTGAAATCATCCTTATAACATTCTTCTGCATTTGTGCAGCGAATACCAGCAGGATATGCAACCGGGTCTAAAAAGTCATTTAATAGGGAATATGGTTTACGTAGGTCTGGTGAGAAGGTTGCATCTTTTGACATGACATCTTCTGCGTCCTTACCATCTTCCATTCCTTCATATACAATAACTTGTCTGACTGGTTGTGGTCTCCATGGAGCCCATCCCCAATATGGTCGTCTTCTCCATCCTCGTCTTCTCCAGCCCCATCCTGGTCCGTAACCACCCCAAACATAATTTGCAAATTGTGATACAGTATCAGGCTTCATCATTATTCCAAAAGTTATTAAAACAACTAGAAGAATAAAAAATATCAAAACTTGTGTAAAATCCATTTTATAACTACACTATCTAATATTCATATTTACAAAAATTTGAATATAAGATAATTCAATATTTCTTCATCAGTACAATTGCAAACATACACGCAAACATACATACAAACATTCAAACATACAAACTTAAATACATCACATTATACTATATAATAGTCATTTAAAGTCCGGAAAGAATGTCATCCATTAGTATGCAAGTCATTAAACGTAACGGTAAAAAAGAAAATGTATCATTTGATAAAGTCCTAAATAGAATTCAGGCTGTATCGGATGGTCTGGAAGTAAATGCAGCACTAATTGCACAAAGAACTCTTGCCAGAATATATGATGGAGTAAAAACATCGGAACTGGATGAGTTAGCAGCCCAGCTCTCCATTTCTCTAATGACAACTCATCCAGACTATGGACTGTTAGGAAGTCGTATCATCATTTCAAACCATCAGCGCAATACACCAACCAATTTCACCGAAGTAATTCACCAATTAACAAACCAAATCCATGAAAAAACTGGAAAACCAATCAACTATATTTCAGACGATTTAGTCCAAACCGTCAATCAATTCGGAGATGCAATCAACAGAAAGATTGTACATGAAAGAGATTTCCTTCTCGATTATTTTGGGTTTAAGACACTCGAAAAGCAAAAATATCTTCTTCGTTCTTCCACTGGAATAGTGTTAGAACGACCACAACATATGTGGATGCGTGTAGCACTCGCTCTCTGGGGAGAAAAGGCACGAAAATTAAAAGAGGAAAATCCATCCCTAAAGGACGAAGAAGCCCTCGAGAGTGCATTTCAAACATATGACCTAGTCAGCCAAAAATATTTCATTCATGCAACACCAACGAATTACAATGCAGGAACACCTCGTTCACAGTTATCATCCTGTTATTTAATTGCAATGGAGGATTCTATAAGTGGAATATATAAGACATTATCGGATTGTGCACAAATTTCAAAATATGCAGGTGGTATTGGTGTTCATATTCATGATATTCGTGCACGAGGCGCACACATTGCAGGAAACGGCGGAACATCCACAGGTATTGTCCCAATGCTTCGAAATTTCAATGCAACTGCTCGATATGTTGACCAGGGTTCGAAGAGAAACGGCTCTTTCGCAATTTATTTAGAACCATGGCATGCCGACATTGAAGACTTTCTCAAGTTAAAATTGAATACTGGAACAGAAGAAGAACGTGCCCGTGATTTATTCTATGCAATCTGGATGACAGATTTATTTATGGAGCGTGTTGAGAAGAATGAAAAATGGACTCTCTTCTGTCCATCCGAAGCACCAGGACTCGCCGACGTATATGGTCCAGATTTCAAACAATTATATGAAAAATATGAAAGCGAGGGTCTAGGACGAAAGCAAATCGATGCCCAAAAATTATGGTTCAAAATCCTCGATTCACAGATTGAGACAGGTACACCATACATTGTGTACAAGGATGCTGCAAATTTAAAAAGCAATCAGAAAAATCTAGGAACAATTCGTTCGTCCAATTTATGTGTTGCACCTGAAACAACAATTTTAACAAAAGAGGGTAATCGACGAATTTCAGATTTGAAAGATAAGGAAGTAGATGTATGGAATGGTGATCAATGGTCTCGTGTGACAGTAAAGCAGACAGGAACTCGTCAGAAATTAATAAAGGTTATTATCGAATATACGTCCTCTGTTCGACCATTCCAGTCAGTCCTATATTGTACACCATATCACAAATTTATTCTTCCAACACATGATGCAATTGCAGATTGTGAACGAATTGAAGCAAAAGATTTAAAATCAGGAATGACTCTCAAAGTATGGAAAGACCGAACGAACACATCCTATGAAATGCGTGTAGTTCTCGCAGAAGACTATGGGCGCTATGATGATACCTATTGTTTTACAGAACCACTCAACCAGGCAGGTGTATTTAATGGCATTCTTACAGGTAATTGTTCCGAAATTATTGAATATTCTGACAAAGATGAAACAGCAGTGTGTAATCTCGCTTCCATCTGTCTTCCAACATATGTGAATGTAAAATCAAAATCATTTAATTTCCAAAAGTTAAGAGAAGTCACAAAGGTAGCTATTACGAATTTAAATCGAGTGATTGATATTAATTTCTATCCTACGCCTGAAACACATCGTTCAAATATGCGTCATCGCCCAGTTGGTCTAGGTGTACAAGGATTAGCAGATGTATTTGCACTTCTTCGTCTTCCATGGGAGAGCAAGGCAGCCGCAGAATTAAATCAACGTATATTTGAGCATATGTATTATGCATCCGTGGAGGCATCCGCTGATGAAGCAGAAAGAGATGGCAGATATGAAACATATGAGGGTTCTCCAATGAGTAAGGGGCAATTCCAATTTGACATGTGGTCAACAGAAGATGGTAAACCAATTACACCATTAACTGCAAAAGATAATACACTCGACTGGAATAAATTACGTGAAAGAGTTGCACAGGTTGGTCAGCGTAATTCTCTACTAATTGCACCAATGCCAACTGCATCAACGAGTCAAATTATGGGAAATAATGAAACATTTGAACCAATTACATCGAATATATATACTCGCAGAACACTATCAGGTGTATATACAGTTATTAACAAATATTTAATGCGTGATTTAATGAAGCTCCAATTATGGAATGAGGACATGAAGCAGCGTATTATTATTGGTAAGGGGTCAATACAACATATTGAAGAAATACCTGAAAAGATAAAGGAATTATATAAGACAGCATGGGAGATAAAACAAAGAACATTGATTGATATGTCTGCAGACCGTGGTGCATTTGTATGTCAGAGTCAGAGTCTCAATTTATTCATAGCTGACCCGAATTATGCAAAGTTGACTTCTATGCATTTCTATGGTTGGAAGAAGGGATTGAAGACAGGTATATATTATCTCCGAACAAAGCCACCAGTTGACGCACAGATGTTTACAGTGGACCCTGAACTTCAGGCACAGGTATTAGCGGATATGAAGAAAAGAGAGGAAAGTGCATATAGCACAGAAGGTTGTACAATGTGTAGTGCATAATATACACAATCGACAATAAATAATCAACAATCAACAACATACAAAATAGATAAATAAATCATGTATAATTTTTTATGATTTAAATTAAAATATAATAATTAGAATAATTAGAATTAAAAGAATGAATAGAATATCATCAAATAATATAAATGATATTGTATCCAGAATTATTAATATACCAGAAGAAGAATTAAAAGAAAATATAGCACATGTTTTCAATAATATAGGAATAAGTGATAATATGAATGATATAAAAATATATACAGAATCAGATAATAACAATAATAATTCAGATAGTGAAAGTAGTGAAAGTAGTGAAAGTAGTGACAGTAGCGACAGTAGCGACAGTGAAAGTGACAGAGATGATGAAATAACACAAGAAATGAATATCATAATAAATAAATTAAATAGCATCGCATATAATGTATCATCTGATACAAATCAATGGTCAACAAATAATTCCAAACCACTCATATATCAGCTTATCCTTTTGTCAAAAGATGTATTTGATATGTTTATAAAGACAGACAGAATCCCATTCGAAAAGAAAGAAAAAGTATTCAAAATATATTATTATTTATTATATGCAATTGAAAATCCGTTAGGTAAGAATGCTATGGATAATGTAAAATTACAAATAGAATCATATCCTACACTTACAAAAACAATGGCAGATATATATTTGCAGATTTATAGATTTGCATTTCAAAAAAATATTCATATGGACGAGTATAATGAATTATCAGATGAGGAGTTTTTCTTAAGGTCATATCCATTTTATTAGGTTAATACGTTCTACATTCTACATTCTACATTCTACATTCTACATTCTACATTCTACATTCTACATTCTACTTTTTTACTGACTTTTTACCACCTTTATTTTTGTTAGAAGAACCGCTATCTTCAATTTCAACACCCTGTGTTCGGTGAATAAATCGCAGATACTCTTCTGGAAATCCCCATGCACAACCTGGAGGAGATTCACTTTCAGGAATACGACGAGAAGATGTATTCTGGTTGTGACTGAATGCAACAATAATCTGCTGTGGTGCAATTTCTAAAAAGTCTCTTTCACGTCCTTCCAACCACTTCTCTCCTTCTGCTACATTTACTCCCTCAAACTTTTTCTCTTCCCAAAAACTCTTATAGAATGAAAGTGTCGCTTCGCTAATTCTCTGCCCCAGAGGTAACTCAAATGGTGGAACATTTACTGCAGAAATACCTCGTTGAAGGTCGTACATTGCAATAGTTGTTGTACCAACACACTTTGAAGTCACCGCTCCTCTTCGAACACCTCGAGTTAACCATGCAACACGTCTACGAAACGATGTTTCAGGATAGTGGTCATCATCGTCCATAAAAAGAATAATATCATTTGCAGCATTTTCGATACCAATATTTCTTTTTTGTCCAATACTTGTCTTTTCAGCCAAAGGAATATATTTTATCTTAATATCTGGCACATTCACTTGAAATGAAATAATTTTATCTGAACTTGCCAAATCTTGGTTCGTACTATCCTCTACGAAAACAACCTCCATTTTATTTCTAGGATAATCGGTTGTCAATAAATTATGCAAAGCAATATCAATCAGATTTCTGCGATTATGTGTCAAACAAATAATCGAAACAGGAGGGCAATCTGCTGCATGAAGGATAGGAGGACAATGAACATTTCCAGAACGAGGTCTTCGTTCGATAGAAAATTGTGCAACTGTTTTCAAAATATTTTCAAATACATCACATGCCTTTTGAAATCTTTTTTGTGCAGAATCCTGACGTCTTTTTTCAATATTTTCTAAATCTGCTGTCTTAAAATCTGCCACAATTCTGTCCAACTCATCCTGATATCTGGTCGCAGATGTTGCATCATTCTGCTGTGGAGGAATTGCATATCTGACACGTAATAACTCATTTCCAGAATCTGTCCAATTATCTGCTGTTAGCCATCCAATACATGCACCTGCAGCTTCATCTTCACCTTCACCAAAAGTATTTTTAAAGACAGGAAGAGAATTCATAATAGTATATACACCCATTACTTCTGACACTGCTCCTCCTAGTGCAAATCCTTCTGCTCTACTACATAGCACATGACCCTTAAAAGTAGATTGTAATAATCGTCTATCTTCTAGATTCATATCACGACACTTTACATAAATATTCTGACTACCCATTTCAACACATACATTCTTCAATCCAGTATGATAGTCATCTCTGGTTGTAAAAATATGTATAGAAGGATATTCTGGCTTCCAATAACGAATAAACTCTTTCATGTATTCATACTTATTTGTAGACCCACCTAGAAGGCATAAAAATCCTAGACTATTACGTGTATCTGTTCCATATACGTTGCTGCTGCCGCTGCTGCCGCTGCTGTCATTCTCTTCCAGCATAGGCAATAGATTCACTAATCTGTCATTTGTTTTTTTGGCGTTCTGCCCATATTTCTTCTTATCTGCTACATATTCCTCTACGCTTAAGAAACATGTCCATGGTACATAATATATATTATCTGCTACCATATTACGACTTTCAAAATAGATTCGCATATCTGCCGCCGATTGTTCATCCTTAAATATTACTGCATCAAATGATTGAACATAACTATCATATGCAGAAGACCATTGTTCAGGGTTCACAATCAATATATTGGAGTGAGCCCATGGTATGGCAGAATAGACAGGAATTTCTAAATGGATATTGATATCAGCATGTTGAAGTGGTTGACGAATATCACATATATTAAAGCGTTTGAGAACATTTGGATAAATTCTGTCACGAATTGTCTGAACTATTCGTTCAATAACCTGCACATCCTCCTTTAATCCGAGAGTATTGACAGTATTATAAATAATATTTACAGATAATTGTGTCATTTTATAGGACAATATTACAATATATATACATTTCCACATATCTTTTATACTCGTTTATATCAGAAGGAATATAACCGTCGCCACAGTCCTATTCACGAATGACGACAACTGGAATACAACTACGAGATTTAGGATATGTTGCATGGAAGGACCTATGGGCAGTATATGAAAAACAGAAGGGACCTGAATGGAATAAATTACTACGGCAGGAACAATCCCATTGGAATAAACTAGTAGATACAAATAACATTATCAGTCAAACAGAAAAAAATAAAAAACTTCTGGACGATGCGTTAGAAATTTCTACAATAGATTCATTCACAATTGGATGCGGATCCATTGTAATAAAATCACATCGTGCCTATAATTATTTATGGAGATGGAAGTGGGAAAATACCTATAAAATTGCACATGACCTGGATACAAAAGGGAGCATGGTATGGCTCGTAAATGCAGAAGAAGATTCCAGCACCAGCGATGACGGTTCACAAAAATATAAAAATGAACTAATATGTCAAACATCGGATGGAAATATATTGTGGAGAAAATCATCGGTGTCATACAATATTGCAGTTAAGAACGGATTTTGTATATATATCAAAGTAAGTTATCCCTTTAAAACAACAGACGTTGTCATATGTAATGCTCTTACTGGAAAAGGAGAACGAGTAATATATAATGAAAAAGATGATACAAAATATATTCGTATTGTGAGAGAAAATGGAGGAGAAATATACATAGTATCTGAAAATACAATAACAAATACGATATACCAAGTAAATATCGAGGAAGACGGTGATTGTAAGCTATCACAATTAGGGCAAAAATCGAGTCATATGAATGCATTCGATTACATTATGCCAATTGGTAATATTGATGGAGGAGAGGATTGTTATATAGCACGTAACAAACATACAAAAGAAATGAATGCATATGGTTCTCCTCTTCGATTATGGAAATTACCTAGAATTGATTGTATAAAATGGGTAAGTTTAATTCATGGACTCGTTATGACAATAGAAGAAGGAAAGACCAATATATGGAAATGTTGCGTACATCATCTACCACGGCTATTATTCGATATTGATGCTGGAAATATAATTCCCAATCCGTTAGGAAATTGGGAAGAGAACCCTGTTCCATCTTTTTTAGTAAAAACACCAACTGTTGCGCCATTTGTGCTATATATTCATGCAAGTAGGGCATATGCAAACATAGCTCCTCGTCCAAAACAATTTCCACAATTGGATATTATATGTAAAAAGGCACTTTCCATGGATGGAACTCACATACCTTATAGTATTATAAGTACAATACATTCATCGCGCACAAAACCAAAGGGTCTTATGGTAATAGGGTATGGCGCATATGGTTCAGAGACAGTTGTTGGATGGTCATATACTGAATGGGCACCACTTTTGCTGGATGGATGGGCACTCGTCTATGCATATATTCGTGGAGGTGGTGATAATGGAATGAAGTGGGCAGAAGATGCATTGTTGGAAAATAGGCTACGCTCAATTGAGGATTTTGAAGCGGTAATACGTTCTTCACAAAAACACACACATACTCTTCCAAAAAATACAGTATGTTATGGACGGTCAGCTGGTGGATTTCTAATGGGAAATATAATTAATCGCAATCCAGATTGTTCATTATTTGGTGCAGTATATACGGAGGTACCATATGTGAATGCATTGCGAACAAGTACGGACCCAGCTCTGCAATTAACGTTATGGGAATATGATAATTTTGGAAATCCAGCAAAGAGACCACTTAATTTTAGAACAATGATGATGACATCTCCGATGGAAGGAGTTCCGCCAAATGGTGTCTCACCAAATATGTTGGTAATTGCCCGAACAGGTCTATTAGATGAGCAGGTGTATCCGAATGAGCCCTTTAAATGGGTGAACAGGCTGCGTGGTTTTGAATTTCCGGCAGAAATAGATTCGAGTGTGGACAATAACAAATTTTTAGCATTTGAACACGATGAAGCGCACATTTTTTCTGAAAAGAAGAGAAATCTGTCTCGTGCAACGGATTTGGCAATTCTTCAGATGTGGCTAAATAAAAATCGAAACACAGAATATAAAATGGTACACAGAAAGACCCACAAGAAGACCCACAGAAAGGCACACAAGAAGGCAGTTACTCATCGTAGAAAGACTGTTCACCGCAGAAAGACTGCAAAGAAGATGCAACGCCGCAGAAAGGATTAAATATTGTAAATTACAATATTATATGTCCGACAAACAACCTGACAAAACTATCAAACAATAATCAAACAATAATCCAATAATTATATTCAAATATAATACTTTCTAATAAGTTTTAATTTTGAATTATATAATTTACATTTTATAATTTTAATTGTGTAAATTACGAGTTCCAATCCAAACCCAAACCAACACCTTATATGTCTATTTACTTAAAGTGAATATCCTGCCCCGTTTCACATATTTATGTGATTCTGCGAATTTGTGCATTGAGACTTTTCACATAAAGTATACGGTCATATTAAAACAAAATAGAAATATATCTTTGATAAAAAGATTTTTCGATTTTTCATTGCCAGTGCAATAATAAAAACTATATGTTATTTATATATAAATATATAAATACGTAAATAACATATAACATTATATCAGTCCTATATTTAAATTCGAAGTATATAATATAAGATGAGTTCAGCAGTTAAAAACGTTAATGAATTTAAGCCATCTACATTAACTGGTATTCTTGCAATGGGTTTACACCCAGATAAGGTTCATAACTTATTTTCATCTTCATCAAGAAAGAATATTACAATTAAACAAGTGCGTAATAAGGTATCTGCTATGTCTAATGCTGCTTCATTACGATTAAACACTACATACAAGTCTAGAAAGGATATTGCAAAAGAGAATGCAAAGAAGGAACATGAAGCATTAAAGACAATCAAGAAGGTAGAAGATGAAAAGAAGAAAATAGAAAAGGAACGTGAAAAGGAGGAAAAGAAAATCGAAGAGAAAACATACAAATCATTTGTAAAATTATTTGAAAATGCAGAAGATAAGTTCGAAAAGGAGGCTACAAAGGCTGCTGAAAAAGCTGAAAAAGAAGCTGTAAAGGCTGCTGAAAAGACTAAAAAAGAAGAGGAAAAAGGAATGAAGGAAGTTGAAGAAAAAGCAGCAAAGGAAAAGAAGAGTAAGAATGCAGAAATTGCAAAAGAAATCGCAAAACTCGAAAAGGATAAAAAAGCAGAAGAACACAAGAAATTAAGAGAACAAGAGAAGAAGGAAACAGAAGAAAAGAAGAAGCGTGAAGCAGAAGAAAAACAAAAATTAAAGGAATTAGAAAAACTTACAACCCAAACCAAATCTTCTCTTCGTATCAATGCACTTGTTCATGGTTTCAACTATGAAAAGTCCCTAAAAAATGATAGAATTACAAAGGGGATGAAGATTGCAAACATTCGTAAATTATACAACGACTTTAAGAAGACATATAAGAGAAATAATGCATAAATATATATACACCGCCGCCACTATTCTAAATAGATATTAAACATTTGTCATCATTGCCTGTTTCCTCATTCGAATTAGTAAGTATAGAGTTGTTATTAATACTCTCATCTTCTAATGCATTACTACTATAAATATATCTCCCAATAAAACATCGTCTGTGATGTTCATGTGGACCATGTGCAATAAGTCCCTGACGATGTTTTAATGTACCATACCCTTTGCAATTAAGAAGGTCATATTTATCCACACATTCAGTGTTTGTATTACAATAATCAATTATCCAGTCGTCATGTGCTTCCTTTGCAATGATGGATGCAGCAGCAATATTAATTAACTTTGCATCACCATCCTCAATAGTAACTATTTCATTACCGAGTGGTTCAATACCCAATATTCCATCTATTAACACTCTTTCTGGTGTTGGTCCACTTAAAGCCCCTAATGCTCTACGAAATGCATCTTGATTCGCCCATGTAATTCCATTTTTATCAATCTCCGCAGGAGATACTACACCAATACCCCATCGAACTGCATATTTCTTAATATTTTCTGCAATTATTTTTCTCTTTTTTGGAGAAATCTTTTTACTATCTTTGATTTGGAAAGACACCTCCAATATTTCATCATTCCAATTCTCACGAGGCACCCATTCAACTGCACCAGCCATTAAAGGTCCCCAGAACGAACCTCGCCCGGCTTCATCCACACCAACTTCTGTTTTAGTATCATCATGTGAGTATCTGGAATCGAGTAATACTGGTTCTTTTCGGCGTCCTTTCGTCTTTTGTGGTGTACTTACTTCTGTACTCATTTTCATATAATCTTATTAATTCTATTAATTTTATATGAAAATATGTATTCGACTAATCTAATTATTATTGAATATATATAAATCAAATTTTTTAGACTACTATATCACTACACATTCCAACTAAATCTTCTAATACAAAAGTAGCCAGATAAAATACAATGTATAATATCATCGTTGGATTAATTGTAGCAGTAGTTTTATATGTTCTATTCAGACAATTAAAAACTAGAAAGTGTATGAGAGAAACATTTGAATCAATCACAGCAGATTTAACAATCAAGGAAGAAATAAAGTCAGAATCGCCTGAACCAAATCCAGAGGTTCATATGGACACTGAAGGAACTGCCGCAGCAGCAGATTCAGTTGATGTAGCAGAATCAGCAGCAGCCGCAGCAGAAGAAACAAAAATGCAACGCGATGTTCGCCAATCTGTCAAGAATGAAATATTAGCCAAAAAGGCAATTACACCAATTGTATCAGCAGATGCATCCACATCCAGTCCATCCGAATTGACTGCACAGGGTTCCGAATTCATGTCAAATACATATAAGAAACCAACAGCAAAAGCAATTGAGAAATTAAAGTCAGCATCCGAACCACGTTGTCATGAAGATAATGCAAACTTTATTCGAAAGGACCAAATACCATGTTGGGGTTGTACACTCGATTATTAGGTATTAACCAACAACCACCACCCCCAACAACCAAACAACCAAACCAAAATATGAAAATAATATTCCAATAAATTGACAATACTTCAAATAGGAGTAAGAGAAAAGGAATGGAAACCCTTCTAACTTTTTTAGTAATATTGATAATTGTTCTAGTGGTCTATTATAATACACCACAAAAAGAAGGTTTTGATAATGCAAAAACAAAGGAAAAAACAGTTGGAAGTGTTAAAGTAATACCTTCACCTATTGCTGCACCTCCGGCTCTAAATGAAGGAAGTGTAACATCAGTGACTGGTTCAAGTCTACCAGGACAATTACCACGAGCAGGATATAATCAAATTGCAAAAATGGTATCACCAACGCCATATATTGACCCAGCAAATATGAAAACAAATAGAACACGTATTCTCCGTGCACTCGAAGATGTAAAGGGGTTCCTCGCATTCGAAGCAGAAGAACTCAATGACCGTTCAGACCCAACAATACAATTACCTCTCAATACACTTCGTGGTGATTTCCAACGTCTTCAAAGTGAGGCAGCTGTATTACAAAGAAATCCAGGAATTCAGCCAGAAATGACAGAAGAATACATCGCAGAAGTGGAAGCAAATTTAGCATTTTTACAGGAAAAGGTCCGACGAATGGGTTTAGCAGGTCTCCATCGTGCATTCAATCCATTTGACAGTATTAATCAGCCCCAGGAGGGCTTCGCAGATATGGTCGCAATGGATGAACCATCACCATATGACCCTGTTGCAGAAGACCCATCCAATGGAAGCAAAGCAGATATGACTATTTCTGACAGAGCATCTATCGGTGATTTAACGCAATTCTCTGCACGTATCCAGGCAGAAATAATGCGATTAAGTGCAAGTGGAACAAATGACCCAATTCTTCATGCTCGTGTTGCAAATTTAAACAAAATGAAACAGGATATTGACCAAGTAATCACCGAAGTAAAGACAGAACGTATTACTCCCGATGAAATTCCAATCATGAAAAGTGATATTGAGAAGGCTCTTCCAACACTTTCAAATATGAATGAACCACTTTATTCCGTGATTCGTCAAAATAATTTACCATCATGGTTGGCAAATCTTATTCCAAGTAATGCACAACGTGACCCATCGATTGCAAAAAAGGCACAGGAAGTTTTACAAAATTTAATTGATGGAACATCCTTAAGTTTTGCAGTAAAGTACACTCCAAAGAGGGATGAAGAGATTGCTCGTGCACGTGCAGAAGAAAAAGAAGGAACAGTTGCAAGTACTGGTTTTCCAAATTCATATGAGTTAAAACAAGCAGCAGGTTCAACTGCATTTCAACCACTCGATGCTGGAAAAGAAGTAACAGATGTATTTGCACATGACCCTCGTATTGAGCGCAGAACACCTGGACATTTTAATTGGAAAGTTCGTGCAAAGGCAATTGAGGAGCAGATACGAAAGAGAGGTCTTAAGACGCAGGACTTTGGTGTAATGCCAGAAGGAACAGATGTTGGTAGTGAATTCAGTTGGAGAGGATATGCAAAGATGATTTGTTCACGATTAATGACAACATCCGACCCAGCTCTTCCAGAAACATGTGGATGTCCACCTGCAAACTGGTCTGGTTGGAATGCAGATATGAGTGACCCTGAAATGTATTCTCCTAGACTTTGGTGAGGGGGCGCAAGCCTCCCCTATGAGGGGACATAATAACACAATAAAACAACAAAACAATAATATCATATGTAATTTTTTTGATAACAAATATCAGAAGAGACATATAAAAAGATGTCAGTGACAATTTTACATATGATATTAATTTTAATAATTGGTATCGTAATTGGTATGAGTATTCGAAAGAGAAAGGAAGGATTTGAAACACTCGGTGATATGAAATGCGATAGTTGCGGTGACGTATGTCCATGTAAATGCCAATCACCAAAGCCTCGTCCAGTTTGTCCGGCTTGTCCACCATGCAGAGAACCTGACTTGAGCAAATATGTATTAAAGAGCACTATTCCTCCATGTCCAAAGTGCCCAGATTTGAGTAAGTATATGTTAAAGACTGAATGTCCACCAGTTCCAGATTTAAGCAAATATGTACTTAAGTCATCCATTCCAAAGCCACAACCAGTAATTCTTGATTGTTCCAAATGTAATAAGCCAAAGGGTGAATGTCCTCCATGTCCACGTGCAAGATGCCCAGAGGTGAAGTGTCCAGAACCAGTGAAGTGCCCAGCATGTGCACCATGTCCACGTGCAACATGTCCACCATCTAGAGTGAAGTGTAAGGCAGAACCAGAAATTCAAGACAATGTACGACCATTTTTAGCACCACTCGACTGGAATGTTTTTGGTGGAGGTTAAGCTTCACACTATACTTATAATATACTCATAATATACTAATAATATAAACTAAATATGTAAAACATACTATATTTATATACTCTGTATCACACAACAATCAAGTCATATATATTTCCTTCAGTACGAAGTATTTTAATAACATTTTGTGAGTTCACATTACGACATGCTGGTTTGTATTTATTACTATTATCTAACATAAACTGTTTACCATCTGACGTGTATATATGAATTTCATGACGCACTTCATCTGCTGCTGCTTGTGGAAGAATATCATAATAGAGACTATCTAAATCTGCTGAATTATTACGAATCTGTTGTTTTAATTCATCGGATATAATGCCATTTTTACTATTTACAATTCGCTGTGTAATACAATTACGTAACTGAACAATTGCAAGAACTGCATATTTATGACCAATCTTTACAAAATAATTACGTAAAGCTTCAAAGAATGAATTTTGCTTTTGTGTATTATTTCTAGAACTCTTTATAACATTTTTATTGAGACTTTTCTGCAGTTGTTGATTTGTATAATTTTCTTTAATAAGGGATGATAAATTTTGAACACCTTTAACGAGTGTTCCCTTCTTCTCCTGGTCATTCAGTTGTTTATAATAGTTATTTACGATTTTCATATTTTTTACATTTTTATTATACAGACCAGATGACTGGTTTAATCGCCCATTATTTATATTCATATTTGTATTAAAAATCATATCATATTGTCCACTTATAATTATATTATCAAGTATGTCTTTGATTTCATTTATTCTTTCATCCTTTCCAAATATATTATTTTTTACAATATTATTCAAAAATTTAAGCACTATATCTCTATATACTTTTAATGATACTAAATCAAATGGCTTACTATCATCGATTAATTGTGAATAATAATTATTGTAATTTAAAAGTGGTCGCTTCATGTTTTTTGTAAACTTATCAAAATCATCACCAGGAGTCTCTCTCAACAATCCATCTATTTCTTTTATCTTACTAATCATCCATTTGCGGTTTGCAGGAATCTGATAAAAATCACTAATCTTTTTATCTATATCATCACCACCTCTCTGCCGTCTTCGAGTAGTGGCACGTCGTCTACTAGCCCTCTTTTTCCGAAGGGATTTCATCTAAAATAACAAAAGAAAATAGATATAAACCAAAATGGATACAAGATTCTGGGGACCATCTGGTTGGTCCCTTTTGCACTCTGTATTATATAATGCTACAGACAACAATACCCACCATATTTATCAATTTATAGAAACACTACCGTATATTCTTCCATGTAAGTATTGCAGAGCATCATTGACAGATTATTACAGAGAATTGCCATATGAAGACACACCACCTCCCAATCTCTTTAAATGGTCCTGGCAAATACATAATAAGGTGAATGACAAACTCCGAAAACAAGGTCTACACATGCAACCCAATCCGCCTTTCACCGCAGTAAGAGACTTTTACAAAAAATTGATGCATACAGACCCCACGCTCGAGGCTTTTTCGCTCAATTTCTGGGACTTCTTATTCGCCATAGCATACAATCATCCAAAAGAAACACAAAAGACAAGTAAACCCATGCCAGAATGTCCATCCGATGTAACGACATGTAGAAATGAAGCAGAAAAGAATAAATGGAATGTAATGTCATATGATGACCGATACAAATGGTATATACGCTTTTGGAAGTGTCTTCCGGATATTATGCCAACAGAGATATTAAGGAAAAAATGGAAGGACGCATATAAACAATATTGTGCCCCAAATATATCATGTCGTCGTTCAACACTCGCATGGTTATGGCGTTTACGTTGTCATCTCGACCCAGACTTCAAAGACCCTTATACACAGGTCTGTAAAAGTATTGCAGCGTATTCGAGTGAGTGTTCCAAAAATACATCAAAGCGAGTGAAAACATGTAGGAAGAAACGAATGTAAAAATTAGGAGATGATAGGTCTATCTAAATTGGAATCAATTATATTTATTATTGTTGTAATTCTAGCAATAAACTATATTGTATTAATTGCACATGATAGGCTAACAGGTGGCGGTACAACAGCTCATACAAACACAACGAGTTTCGAAGGTTTTGAGGATGCAGGAGCTAGTACAGCAATCACTGCAGCAGATAATACAAAGATTAAGTGGCTACAGACAGAAGATATATATGATGATTTCTATGCATCTGTTCATGATAAGTTAACACAACATACAAGTCGTCTACAAAGTCAGGTTGCAATGGTATTACATGAATGGTCGCAGCAGATTCCAAAAGATCAGATGGTAATAATGGATGGAGGAAGTGGTACAGGTGTTGTTGCATGTCAGATGGCAAAGGACGGTGTTGGACAGATAATTGCCGTTGATAAATCACCCGCAATGATGCGATATGCGCAGAAAACAATTCTTCCAGCAACAACATTAACAGAGACACAGCGTCAGAACATTGACTGGCGACAATCCGATTTACTAAATCCAAGCACATGTCGTCCAGCAGAATTATCACATGCAGCACTTTTCTATTTCACAATTTACTATATTCGCGACATTGACACTCTTTTTAAGAATCTATTTACATGGATTAAGCCTGGTGGTCATTTAATGGTAGAAGTAGTAAACAAATATAAATTCGAAGCCGTTCTAGATTCATCCAATCCATGGGTCGCATTCAGTCCTCAAAAATACGCAAAAGAACGTATCACAAAATCAAAAGTGTCATTCGATAAATTTGACTATGAAGCAGAATTCGATTTAGAAGACCCTCGCGCAGAGTTCAAAGAGGTATTTCACTTCAAAGATGGTTCAAAGAGACATCATAAACATATATTATGGATGCCATCGATTGAAAATATTATTCAACGTGCAAAGGAGAACGGTTTCGAATACAAAAAATACATTGAGATGACGCCATTTGGATTTCCATATGCATATATGTTAATGTTCCGTCGAAGCCCATTGAAGGTTGCATAATCAGAATCAATCAGATAATATATGGTCAATCCATTCATCCTCTAGCCCCAACATAAAGTCATAACTTATTGCTCTTTGCAATAGCTTATCTTCCTGGTAGTTGCCATATGCAATCGCATTTTCAACATATGTTGCATTAATTTCGAGTGCTTTTTGTGCAAATTCTTTGGGTGTCATGCGCATACCCTGTCCTATTCTTTTTTTAACGAGCATGTCTTGTAATTTATCAAATGTTATGAATGGTTTATGTGTTCTTTCCTGTGACCGAATTAATTTTTTTGAAGTATTAAATGCATCAATGAGTGCAAGTATATATGGCTGTGCACATACAATTGGATCTTCATTCCATAAAACAGGTTTTGATTTATTCAAAATTTTAAAATCTTCAATTACCTCTTTCTCTTCGAAGTACGTTTTTTGAGAAACGAGTACATTGAAATCGGGTTCAGTTGGATGAGATGCAAACCATTGAAGAAGAACTGTAATACGATGTTGTCCATCCACAATTTTTTCAACAAATTGTTTAATTCTGTCATCATAATCTGAATCGTCTATTGGATACCTTGCTACATGGAATAATTTACTATCCAGTTTTCGAATATTTCCATTCAATGATTTTTTTATTTCTTCAACATGTTCGTAGTCGAGTACTCTATTCGAACGCCATATAGGTATTTGCATAAGTTGTCTTACAGACATTTTTATAAGTGTAGAACCATCTGAAAATGCATGTAATACATTGGAAGTAGAAGACATTGGATTTAGATATGTATTCATTTTTCACAACACAACACAACAGCACAACAGCACAACACAACAATTTAAATAAAAACTCGAACGATACTTACTTTCTATATCATTCGAGTTTTTATGAAATCAAATTTTCAAGACATATAATAAAGATAATATAAACAAATAAAATGTTAAAAGGAAATGTAAAGAAAATATATGATGTGTTTCAACCTGGTCTCCGACGTGGTGCAGAACGCCTAGCATTTGCCCCTCACAAACAATATTTTTATGTGGAACATCCACTCGAAGGTTGGAGAGTCTATCTTCGTTCATGTGCATTTATTCACGATAACAGTAAGCAATTTTCTGCAAAAGATTTTGTGGTAGTAAAACGCAAAGGAGCACATTATAGTACTGCAACATGGGAGCCACCAAAGGGGCAAATGGAATGGAAGGATACGCCAGGTGGTAAGGGGTCTCTCGTACAACTCTTAACAGAGAATATTGAAAGAGAAATGTTCGAAGAGGCATATATTAAAAATACAGTAAGTCTAAAACATACTGGTCTCGTATTTCAGGGTCAGGAAACAAATTATCCTGAAAACCATTATTTTCAATATCATATATTCCAGGGTTTCATAACACCAAAAGAAATAGATAATATTTTCAGCTATTATGATTGGCTAAAAGAACATCCAAAAGCTTTTGCACGAATGCGAAAAGACAGACAAGAAAAAGATGCAATAGACTGGTTTAATCCACGACGAACACCAATTAATCCTCGTTGGTGCCCTTCCATTGTATCACTTTATCTCAAAGAATATTCATAGTCATGTGCGCACAACACCCTATATGCGTTCTAATTTCTCCTTCAGCTTACCAACATCAATTGTCTTCTTTAAGTTCTCCATAGCACTTGCCTTGAAGTCATAGGTGCAATTATGGAGTTCAGCGAAGAAGTGTTTTGAACAGAAACGTTGACCACATTTACACGTAAGGTCTGTTAACTTTAGTTTAGATTGACAACATCCGCATCGATTTTTAGATTCACTCTTTTTTATAGCATTCTCTGATATATCTAATTTAGTGAAAATATTTTCAATATTTATTGAGGAAATGTATTCAGATGTGACGGACATTGTATTATAGCGTGAGAAAATGTTGTGCAACTGTAATAATATTGGGAAGACAGTTTATATTATTTATATTACTCCTCATCAATTTTTATGGATATTACAAATACAAACATATTATTATATCATGACATTATGAACTTAAAATAATATCATAATATAATAGCAAATGTTTTTTTCACTATTATCGCCGACAACAGACAGCTTCTGGCGGTATATAAAGACATGGTCACCCTCATTATGGACAGAAGATTTTGAGACACATATATCAGAACCGTCATACGACAGCACTAGCAAATTTGAGGATGAGTTCACAATAAATAGAGCAATTGCAGCAGATATTCCTGCCATTCAGCAATTCTTATTCACCTATTTTGGTAATCCTCCAAATACACCTATTCTTGATATACCAGAACAAACTCTTCTAGCAGATTATAAGGCATGTATTTCAACAATATTTTATATAACAAAAAAAGCAGATACAAACAAAATACTGGCAACAATACGAATAAAAGACATTGGCAGATTATTGCTACAAGCAGATAAAACATCAGATATCATTCAAGTAATAGACTGCTTCTGTGTACATCCAGCATATAAGAAAAAAGGTCTAGGGCGAACCCTTCTTCAATTTCTACACAATTATACAAATAAAAACAATAAACCACATGTTCTTTTTTTAAAAGAGGGTCCATCGCTTTCAATATTTATTCCAAAATTAATATCCAATTATTATGCATACTATTCTGCTCCACAAAATAATCACACTGTGTTCTCACCAGAAAGAATCACCGAATTAGAATATAGTGTAGCATACGAGTACTTAAAGGACTATAAAAGTCTTAATCCGAATGCATTTATATTAGTACCTGACCCAACGGCGTCAACTAGTAATATAAAATGGTATTTGTATCGTGAAAAGTCAGTACAATATATTGCATGTTTTCAGAATACATATCAGAAAATGCCAGGTAATATGTGTGAAATAGGAATGTGCACTGGCTTTTTTCAGATAAGAGGTGACTCGCAAATGTTTCATAGAGATGCATGGAGATATTTCGTAGAGAAATCTGGCTATAAATATATATGGACGAATGCAGAGTGGGTGAAGGATTTTGCTGGAACACTATTGAAGGGATGGGAATATGATGGACCATTTCATTACTACAGTTTCCAATGGTTTACAAAATTTGCCACAAATGGATATTATTGCTTAAATACTTAAATACGTGAAAAAGTAGTATTTGAAGTTGGATCCTGATTTCGTAATTGTTGTAGTTCAGCTACTTGTCGAGCTCTTTGTTGCCCTACTTCCCTTCCTTTAGGAGAAGCTGCCGCTGTAGCAGGTCGAGAGGGCATAGATGCAGAAATAACCCCCAATGCCTCTCTGTATTTTAATTCACAGTTCGTGTAATAAATCATTAGTAAATTTCTAGCCTTCGAATTAATACTTTGTATATGTCTCAATCCTAATTTTTTAATTGTAGGATTAAAGGATATCTGTATACTCGTACTATCTGCTGATTGTTTTAGCTCAAATAATTCAGATAATAACACACCAACATTCGCAGTATGGCGAAGCTGTATATCAAATAAATCCATCACTACACCATACACTCTTTTGGCGTTTGCATCTGTTACAGCTGGGCTACTCACTGCACCAGAACACATCTGATTATCACGTGTATAGATAATATCACTCATTTTCTTATTAGCATCCATTGCTGCACCCATACCATAATCTTTTGAAAGTCTATTTAAAAATGCAACATACTCTTTCATCGATTCATTACTACGAACTAATTTACCATCCCCCATAACATCGTAAAATAATTGGGATACAGTTTGCAATCCCATACTTGAAGTGATTGGTTTATTTCGTACTGGTAATGTTGAACGAATAGTTCCTTTGCTATTTTTAAGGAAATCATCTTTACAAATATCAGTGTCAATTTTATATCCCTCTTTTTCGAAAGGTGGAGGTGATTTGAGTAATTGCAGTGCACGTGCAACACAGTGTGCAACTGGTTTCTTCTGCAGGGTCTCGGCTAATTCACGAATACGTAGATGTTTTTCTGCTCCCTCATCTGCTCTTTTACTAAAAACATAATAACCATTTAGTGTTCTGTATCTGTCACCGTCTCTATCAGTACCTCTATATCTATCCCTATCTCTATCTCTATCTGTAACGCCTGCTGTTTCACCACGTTCAGTAACAGGTGCTCTTCCTTTTTCAATTTGTTCCTTATATTTATTATAATAATCATTTGCATCTTTTAAAAGTAAATCGAAAATTAAACTATAATTTTTTCGTTCCCGTGAAGGAACATCTGTTATATAATATTCCCCATCTTCTCCTTTTTTAAAAGAGAAAGATTCAGTGCCGTAAAATACAGACTTTCTATCTGTCTTAACATAACCAATACCACGAACATAATATTCAACATTTTCAATATGCATTTTTATTTTACTTGGGTCTGACCTAGAATATTCTGCACGTACATTAATTCGAGATGATTGAATATCAGATGGTTTATTACGAAATAGAATATGAGCTTTTGTGTCAAATTCACTAGATCTATCAATTGTTAATGACAATTTGGGATTATCCTTAAAACGAAATTTCCTGTCTTCTTTTGAAATTAATTGAAGATGTTCCTTTAAAAAAATAAAATCGCCATATTCGAACTCATCTCCATCACCACCACGTGTAATATATTTTTGAAAGCCAGGTGCATTTACTACACTTGAAGCCGCCTTATCCTTTGTAAAAAAGTCAGCCATTTTGGTAGCACGAAATAATTCAGCGTCATCCATAATGGTGAGAGCGAGTGCGCCAAATATTTGAAAGACTCGTGCATAAAAATAGGACAATGTCAGGCACATTTTTTGTCGAACAAGTCTATCTCTTTCAGAAGTTGGCTGTGTTAATTCTTTTACACTTCTAAAAAAAATAGAACCATCCTTATCAACAGTTGGCATTAGCTGTAATTTGTAGAATATACTATCGAGACTGTTTGCAAGTAACAACACATATTTCTTACATTCATCTGGATTGGATAATACATATAAATCGGATACATTCACCTCTTTAAGCATAAATTCCAGAATTTTATCAACAATATATCGTGTTTTATTTGTCTTATCGAGTAGAACATCACGTGGTCCTAGTGCACTCTCTATTTTAGAAGTCGATGCACCCATTATGATATTCGATGCTTTCTATATATATCGAAGGAATTCGTTCAAAATTATTCAAATTCCTTCGATGTATTTTTCTATCAATGCCCCATGTCCTTCGAGACGTTTAATACACTTTTGTAATGTAGCAGATGAAATACCACTCACTTCTGCAATTTTAACAAGAGGAATGGATACATTAGGCATACGACGAATTACAAATGCAATACATCCAGCTGCAAGAGATGGTGGCATATTTTCCTGTGATAGTCCTTCTCTTTCCGAAAATTCAGCGATATTGGAGCATACCACTTTCAATCTTTCTTGCTGTGAACATGTCAGTGGCAATTTTGAAAGAGGAAGGGCAATATATTCAGTCGCCTTTGTACTTTCCTGAACAACCTGTTTTTTCTGTATTTTGCCCTTCTGCCTAGCCATTGCAAACGCCTCCTGAACCTGTTTTAATGCTTTTGTAAAGGAAGCAGAGTTAAGACCAAATATTTGTGCAACATCCTTTGGTTTTCTGGGACTTCCGGACTCTTTCAGTGTTAAATAAATACATGATGAAAGCATTGCATCTCTACTCAAACCCTGTCTTCCTCCAATTTCTTGAAGTGTTACATATAGCTGTTTGGACTCATCCAAAATGGACTGATTAATTCCATGATTAAGACCTGTAAGCATAAGCCGCTCATATGTTTGAATAAGAGAACGCTCTTTGTATGGCATAATGTTCCATGTATGATATTTTCGTATTTTATGCATTGCCCTCGAATTTCCAAAACCAGCCAGAATAATTGTTCCCAGAGACGCTTCAGGTAGATTGGGGTCCTGTGGAGGTCCTACACGAGTTGGGTCACAGCCCTTATCTTCACATACGAAATAACGATATTCAGCTGATGAATCGAATAGTTTGTAGAGGATTGAACCACATTTCTTACATGTAGCAATGTCCGTCATATCTATACAATCCCTCTCACCACATTCTGGACATTTTTCATTATCATCACATGCTCCATTTCTCTCCTCCTTTCGAGGTGTACTATATTCCTTTTTTGTTATATCATAGTTTTCTTTATTGGATTCATCTATTTTATCAAACTGTTCAAAAGTATTAAATATATCAAAATTATCAAAATTTATAAATGCATTATTCTTTAAATTATTACTATTTTTCGAAGAGATTTTTCCCTCTATTTTTTTCTTAACTGCAACATCTTTATTTAATGAATGACATGTAAACAATTTTTCCATTTACAAATACAATTTTTAAGCGGTCTGACTACATATTTGTATACATCATAAATCAAATTTTTGATAAAAGAAAGACAACCAAGATAACAAAGACAACAAAACGAAAAAGACAACCAAGCAGATTTTGTGCGAATACATCACACCATATAAAATAAATATACGCAACTAGTAAGAAGGTATTAACAGATGAGTAGCGGTCAGCAAGGTAATGAAACAAGAACATCCATAATACCAACAGGTTTTTCTCGCCCAATATCCTATCCAAATTATAATTTCGCAGATGCATTAAAAACACCAGCAGATTTGGGTGTACAAGTAGGAGACAGCTTTGGAGATGTATTAAACGCTGCAAAGGGCATAATATATTATACGGACATGATTGGCTTTGGTCAGTCTAGTAACTCACTCGACGCAGATTTAAATCCACAGCCACTCGGTATTAATTATTTTGTCGACAGTGGAAAAACATGCTCAAATGGCGCAAATATGTGGCAGTATATGTCAAATATACCAGACGGGGATGCACTTGGTGGAGGAGTTCAAAGAGCAATGTCGCAACTAGGTCTTCCAGGATTAAAGGGTCTAGCCCCAGGTATGGTGCAGGATTTAGAAAATGCAATGGACCCAACTGGAATGGCAAATTCAGTATTTGGCACAGGATATCCACAGTGTAAATTATTAAAGGCTCCTGTGGGAGATGTGAATGGAAATATTGTAAATCCAGTGGATGGGACTTATTGGATAACAGATGAACAAAGTGCAGTACAGGACCCATCCACTGGAAAATACTATCAGGAAAAATGGGTACAGGATAAAGACCAATATGGGAACCCGATTTATATAACGGCTGACCAATTTAGTGCAGCACCGAAAACACAAAATCCAGATGGTTCAGCCCTTTCTCAACCAACTCCAGCCCCATCACCATCGTCTACCGCATCTACCACAACATCCACAACACCATCATCGAAAACGGAAGGGTTCGTATCAGAACTCGTCAGTTCACCAAAAAAGATGGTATTTTTTTCTGCAATTTTATGTGCAGCATTTGTAACATTAGCCTATAAGAAAAGATAGACTATCTATTCGCCATTGTTGTTCACTACAGCGACAACTGCACTGTTTTCGGAAATACTGGCTGGAACTGCAGGGCAGGTTGCGGCAGTTTCACAGCAGCATCCAACATTTGCAACAAACTTTGCGGAATCAACTTGAGTCATGACAACACTTTTTCCGAGTTTTGCAATAGTATTAAGAGATGCAGATGTAATATCGGTTGTACCATTTTTGGTACCACATCCGTATTGTGCAAATTGGGATGCAATAATACGTTGGCTCTTTCTTTCAGTTAAGTATGTACAGGAACGATTTGCTAAATTGGACATTGTATACGATAGCTATTTATTCATAACAAAAAAATATGAATTAAACCGGGCAATAATTGTACAATTTTGTACAATTTTATTTCATTTGTTCATTTGTTTATTTATTCATCATCGTCCCCGTCTACTTCATCAATTGCATCGAGTGGTTCATCCAGCTCTTCATAGAATGCATCCATATCATCTTCTGAACAACCCATACCCAACTTCTTCGGATTATCACGCAACAATTTTTGTGTAGTGATAAGACGACTGGACAAGCACATTGATTCCATTTCTTGAAGTAAAAGCTTCGATGCATATGGTATTTGAATTTTTGAAAAGTTGGTTGTATTTCCACAACCACGACACAACCAAATACCCTGTTCTGGATTTGCAATAGCAATTAACCCACAATCTTTACATATATGGCATGGGAATGCATCGGAACATTCCATTAAACGTTCCTTTGTAAATTCAGCCATACCGTGTGCGCACACACAATCACGCTCCATTTCTCCAAAGCGAAGCCCACCTTCACGTGCACGTCCCTCTGCAGGTTGACGTGTAAGCATGACGAGTGGACCAGAAGCACGACTGTGTATTTTATCTTGTGAACAGTGACGCAAACGTTGATAATAACATGGACCAATAAATATACTGGTTTCCATCATTCTACCAGTATATCCATTATACATTATTTCATTACCATGTGGCTCTAGACCATAATTATTTTGCAATATTTCTGAAATATTTTCAACATTTGCATCTCTATTAAATGGTGTTCCGTCACCAATTGCACCCGCCATACATCCAACTTTGCTTAAAAGTGTTTCCATGAATTGTGCAATGGTCATACGTGAAGGAATTGCATGTGGGTTAATGATAATGTCTGGGACAATACCTGATGCAGTTTGCGGCATGTCCTCTGGATTTAATATCATACCCATAGTGCCCTTCTGGCCATGGCGGCTCGAAAATTTATCCCCAATTTCTGGAACTCTGTCTTGACGCATACGAATCTTTGCAAACGAATACCCCTCCCCATTTCTATTTTTATAAACATAGTCCACATAACCACTTTCATTATTACGTGGAGTTCGACTTACATCACGTTGTACTTTCGAGCCGAGTGGCAGATTAACACCTGTTGGTATTCTCAAAGGAACAACTTTTCCAATTAAAATATCATCAGGAGTGACGTATGTATTCTCTTTGACGAAGCCATCCTCTTCCAACTTTTCATAGTTGGCATTCTTAATATGCTTCGTCTCTTCATTGAGAGGTTTACAGAATCGTTCTTCTTCACCGCTCGACTGGTTCTTACGCTCTTCATCCTTGTATGTTCTATAGAAAGTGGAGCGATAGCGACCACGGTCGAGTGCAGCACGATTCATCATATTGGAATCTTCTTGGTTATAGCCTGAATAAATCATAATTGCAACAACGACATTCTGACCAGTTGGAAGAATATCCGAACCGAGATACTTACTCATGTATGTACTTACGAGTGGTCTCTCGACATATGTCAGGACGTGTGTGAATGCATCAAAACGATTGCGATAATTGAGTGCAGGAATACCCATTGCCTGCTTGCCCATTGAACAATTTGAAACAGCAAAACGATTTCCAGTAATAAAACTGTGGTGGTCAGAATTAACAGTTATATCCGAAATACGAACATTTTCATGTTCTTGTTTATATTTAAGTGGAACAAATAATGTATGACCTTTCCATACAACTTTATCACACCAATCATCAATATGAATTTCTAAATTTGGTGATGATATTATTCTTCCATTTTTATAACTACGAATAGTATCACGAACTTTTTCAATAGGATAATTCTCACTTTCTGAAATTTCAGTATATGACTTATTATTATCATAAAGAACACGTATTCTTTGAATTTTATTTTTATGTTTTTCAATAAATATGTTTTTATACTTTAAATATTCAATAACTAATGCACTTTCCATAAGTTTTCGTGTATCATATCTATAACCAAATATTTCAAAGAATTTTATTAAGTTATCGCAACTATCTGATACCTTATAACCAATTTGAACACGATTATCTTTATGAATATCTAATTGTGTCATATTTACATCAATTCCAAATTCATCTATAATTGTTTTAATTTCATACATGAATTTATACAGACTATGTTTATAAATAGGTTCAATCTGTTGCGTTGTATTTGCACAAATATAATTATATGATGATTTCATTTTATTCCATCTAATTTTACAACCATCTCCTCCTTGGAATCCTGCTACAAATTCACGTTTAGTCATTTGAGAACCATGTATAATCCATTTAGGTAATTCTTTTCTTATTTGAGTTGTACTACGACCACATTGAACACCTAATGCTATAAGTAGACTTGGAAATGCACCATTGTGTGATATTTTCCATGTATGATGTATTGAACCATTAAATTCTCTTTTTGATTCATGTGGTGTTACTCGTGTAAATCCTAGTTGTTCAATATCACGTTCAAATATATCTGCATCTTCAATTAATCCAAAATCAGCTTGAACTTGTGGTGTCCATCCACCATGTGTTTTATTATATACATTTAATGAACCATCTGTCATAATAAATCCACATATACGTGCTAATATTGGTATTGTATGGTTATCATTATATAATGGTAATAGATTATTATTGATTAATATATTTTTATGTTTTTCAATTAAAGATATATTTATATTATAATCATTTTTCAATATATTACAAAATTCATCTTCTGTTAAAATTATATTTTTTTGTTCAACTATATTATTTAATTGTTTTGGATGTATTTGTATACCAATATAATCATCTATAGTAATATCTTTTACTTCTTTCCATCCAGCAAGTGTCATTATTTTATGATCATATGTTACAATTAATGTTCTACCAGATACTGTTGTTAACTTAAATATTTGTTTATCAGTATCACGTACATATTGATAGCAGACTTTTGCTTCTGTTGAAAATTGAGTATCTGGATTAAATATTTTTACAACATCTCCAATAACAACATCTTTAATTTTTTTATGTGTGCCATCTGCCATAAGGACTTCTTCCTCTTCCCACAAACACTGATAAGCATTTCTAGGACTCTGATTATGTTCAGGAAATGGAATAATACTACCAACAGTACCGAGCATCATAGATGGGTGAATCTCACAGTGTGTATATCCGCGATTCTTAAGCAAATCATGTGGGTCCATTGCAATATATGCACAATCTGTTTCACCAGCATCCACATATTCAATTAAATTATGACCATCTGGCGTGGACCATAATAATAATCTGCTCCAGCTATCAATGCTATTCACCTCATGTATTAATTTATTATTCTTATAAATTTCCATAAGGGCTGGTGCATAATAGAGTGGGCGAATAAATCGCCCAGCCTCTGTTGTCAGCCACAATTCACGAAATTGATTCTTCCAGATAATACCTGTGTGAATATGAATACGACCAGCTCTCTTTGCAGCACGAAGTTCATAAATCATATCCTCTGTTTTATCAACATCTACTACACCAATCCATGAACCGTTAAGGAATACGCGTGTTAAATCCACCTTTTCAGCCGCACTCGCCTCTCTCAAACTCTTCAAAACATTCATTTTTTTGATATAAAGGAAGATAGTGATTGGGCTGCTGAAGATGGAAACCTGCGCAGAGGATGCCATATTTTTAACGACACCTACACCATGACCTTCTGGTGTTTCACATGGACATGCAAAACCATAGCTGGTGCTATGTAATTTTCTAGGAGCAATGAGCTTACCAGTCTTCTCAATTGGCGTAGATATACGACGCAAATGGGAAATCATTGCAACGTAATTCATACGATTGAGAACCTGTGAAATACCAATTTTAGAAGGTCCACCGATTTTACCAGAACCGAAATTACCAGTGGCAAGAGACGACTTCAAACTCACATCCAAAATCGTAGACTTTATAACCTTATTAATATTATTGATATTAATGATTTCAGCCCAATTATTATTCGCCTTCCATGAGCCATTATGAATTTCTTTACTCAATGATGCCTTCAGGTCCTTTATCATACGATTATTATATGTCTTACGAAACAAATCTGCTAATAAGAATCCAGGTGTATCAACACGTTTATTTGGATATGCATCACGGTCATCATTTGGAATACGCTGTGTTGAAACCCATAATACTTTTCGTGCCATGTGACCCAGGAAACATGCCTTCTCATAATTCATATCAGTACCACCAATATGTGGAAAGAGTTCATCTGATAGAATATCCTTTGCAACAATTGTTTTATGATTTTTGACTGACCAGACATTTATATGTTGTCCAATCCATTCAAGTGCACTTTCCTGTGTCATAATTCCATCTGCTTCCAAAATTGTTTCATCAATTGTGGAATCGAATTTGGACTCTGCGTTACGTTCTGCTGGACCGAAAATCAATTCATATATATCCTTATCTGCTAAAATACCTATGGCTTTGAACAATATCCAGAGAGGAATATCTGCTTTTACACGTGGAACAGTTGCACGAAGAAGTGTTAGAAGAGGATTCTTTGGATGATACATCAACTTCACTGCATTCGATTTTGGAACCTGGTCATTATCTGGACCAATACATTTAATCTCAACAATTTCTTTTTCCTTTGGATTACCTCTACCATTTCGAAAGACGAATGGTCTATTTTCAGACATTCTCTCCATAGAAATGATTGTTCTCTCACCACCCTGAATAATGAAATATCCACCGATATCTTCTGCACATTCTCCCATTAGTTGTGGATTTATGTGTTTCTGGTCATGCAGAAGGCAGTATTTTGAACCAACCATGACTGGAATCTTACCGAGATGAACATTTGGAAAGATACGAGCCTTTGTTTCACGAATTCCATTTTTTGTATTATCTACGAAAGTTGTTTCAACTTTGACATCTACATTGAGTGGAGATGCATATGTTAAATTACGCATACGTGCATCATTTGGGAACATAGGATGTATTGCGCCATTATTTTCAAAGATAGTTGGTTTACGAATGGATATTTTTTCAAATGTTAATACAATTTCATATTCATGTTCTATAATTTTTCCACCAGCAGTTGCAGCAACAGAAGGGTGTTCGGTAGATTGTCCCATAAGAGCATTGGCTGCGCTGGTAGATAGTCCTGTTGCAGATGCTAGTGCACTTCGTGGACCTGCTAATGGAATTTCCGGTGAACCCTTAACAATAATTGGATTTGACATATTAATTATTTCGTGTATATCAACTTCCATGAATTGATTGAACGATTCAATTTGATGTGCAATTGCAAATTTGCCATCATTCTCATGGAACAGATTATTTAGAACATGTTTATAATCTGGAAAGTCAGTGTCTATTTTTGTCGCAACAGTATCATACTTAATATCTGACTCATTTTTGTCAGATATTAAGTTGTTAGTATCCATTATATTATCACGCTGCACGTATTACATATAATGTTTACAAATCCCTGGGGTATTTTTTTCGAAAAGTGAAATCAAATTTTGTATAAATATTGTGATCATAGTTTAGGTTGTGTATATATGCAGGGAGGAGAACAAATCAAGTCGTTTACTGTGATGGCACCTGCTGGTGGATTTAATAAAAAAAGAGGTGGAACTCGGCGACGAAAGATTGTAGGTGGCGATGAAGAGGAACATCTGAATGGAATGGCGGGGGATATGCAACCACCAGCTTTAACAAAAAATATTCATAGCATAAATATTATAAATAAATCACATATGGCTCCTCCCTCTATAAAGAAGGTTGGTGGAGATAACAATAACAATAGCAACACACACAATAACAATAACAACAATAATAACAATAGCAATACAAATAATAACAATAGCAACACACACAATAACAATAACAACAATAACAACAATAATAACAATAGCAATACAAATAATAACAATAGCAACACACACAATAACAATAACAACAATAATAACAATAACAATAATAATAACAATAATAACAACAGCAACACAAACAATAATAACAACTCTCAAGAAGGTGGTGCAAAGGTTCATGTAAAACTTCAAAAGAAGGAAGCCCCAAAGCATGTACACTTAATGCCAAAGAAAAAACAAGAAGAATGTACAACTCAACACAAGCACACCAAAACTCGTAAGGCAAGAAAGGTGACACTTTGCACAAAGTCCATTCACAAAAGAATTACACATGCAAAAAAAATAAAAGAAAGAGCAAAGCACCTTCCATTAAATGAACTCCGTGAACTTCTCATAAGCAAAAAACTCATAAAGAAGGACTCCAAAGCACCAGAGAGTGTATTACGCCAAATCCATGCGGATGCAGAAATCATAAGCAAAAGCAGCAAGGCATTATAAACCATGAAAAAGAACATAAACACTCGTCACGTATATAGTATGATTTACATATACATAGTGTAACACTGCACCACATCCACCAAATAAAAATGTTAAAAGAATACGGTGAATTTTATAAGACATATTCAGAACAATATGGTAAGAAAACAGCCATATTTCTGATGGTCGGTTCATTCTATGAACTCTATGACGAACAAAATGCAGAAACAGGTGAAACCAAATTCAATGTCAAGGACATTATAGATATTCTTGGTATTGAATTAAAAACAAAAAAAGAAGAGGGCACAGAGGGTTATTATACCCTTTTCGCAGGATTTCCAGACTATGTCCTTCATAAATGGGCTGGGCGACTCACCAGCGTTGGTTGGACAGTCATAGTAGTTGACCAGGTAAAAGAGGGAACAAAGGTCGTTGATAGAAGAGTCTCACGTATTTTGAGTCCATCCACGCACATTGAACTCATGAGCTCGAACGAAACACCATATCTTGTCTCTCTCTTTTTAAAAGTGAGTGATATAGCTCCACCAACATATGGTGTTTCCTCTCTGGACCTTACAACAGGACATACTGCAACATTTTATGGACAGGCAGTCGGTAGAAAGGACATATGGACAGCAGATACTCTCACACAATTTCTGACAACATATTTCCCAAAAGAAATGAACATTTATATTTTGAATCCATCTACTGAACATTCCTCTTCCATTGATAATGAACAAATTCGAAGAACACTTGGTCTTCCATCAACAACTATTCCAGTATTTTTTAAACAAATATCAAATCTGGATGCATTCAAATCCGAATTAACTCGTAAAGAAACTCTGCAAAACGCCTATAATATTCGTTCTCTTCTTCCTCCAAAAACATTCCTCGGTTTGCGAACAGAAGAAGAGGAGCTTTCCTTATTATATTTAATTCAGGTCGCAGAACAACATATGCCATCTTCGAAAAAGGCATTTCATCGCAATGAACCATGGTCTCCACAATTATCCATGATATGTGGTAATCATGCGTTGCTGCAATTGCAAATGGCTCCCTCTTCTGCTGCGACATTGAATGAATCTGTCATATCTCTCTTCTCATTCTGCCTGACACCAATGGGTAAGAGAGCAATACGCGACCGTCTTCTTCGCCCTTCATGTATTCCATCTGTTATCGAACGTCGTTTGAAGGAAGTGGATGCCTATTTAGAATGGACTCCCATAAATAAACAGAATCTAGACCGTCAGCTTCGTTTTTTATCTGATATACCAAGACTGCATCGAAAAATTCTTATATCCACAATTGAGCTCTTCGAATTCTCGAATATTATTAAATCATATGAGGTCATAACAAAAATAAAAGATACTATTACAAATAATACTCTTCTCGAATCACCAATTAACACACACTCCTGGTCATCCTATATGGAAATAGTTCGAAGACATATTGACCTCGAAAAATCTCTACAAATATCTGAAGATGTTACACCATTCGCACACAACCACTATAACGCAACAATCGCCACAACCGAAAATAAAATAAAACAAATATTACAACAAATCGAGCAATTGCGAAAAGATATTACGTCATCTGTCGTAGGTTTAAAGGACGATTCCATTCGCCTGGAGAAACGTGAAAAGGAGCCATATGGTCTGAAGGCATCGAATACGAATTTGAAGTTAATACAATCTGCCAAACTACAGGATATCACCGTTACTCTTAATAAATCTGGCGGATGGATAGAAAGCACTGAATTAACGAAGTTAAATAATCAATTGGTCAAATTACGTGAGCAGTTGCAGCAACAATCAAAGGAAGCTACTCTCGAGACATGTGATGATATTTCAAAAGCAGGAGAAAAGATATGGAGTGAGTTGGAAGACTGGATATGCCTTGTAGATTGCACACAATGTATTGGTAAAACTGCAAATGAAAGGGGATTTTCTCGACCAACTATTATTGATGCACCCACTGCACCCACTGCACCTATCGCATCCACTACATCATCCTCTGGTCTACGAATAAAATCGCTTCGTCATCCGCTCGTGGAGTCCCTATCATCACGTGTAAGTTATGTACATCACGATGTATCACTTGGATTGTCAGAAGATGAAAATGCATGGTTGGTCTATGGTATGAATGCGAGTGGTAAATCAACACTCATGAAAGCAATAGGTCTAGCTGTTATATTAGCACAGGCAGGTTCATATGTTCCAGCAGAAACAATGGAACTCATACCATTCACGGCAGTCTATACCAGAATATTGAATAATGATAATCTTTTTGCAGGTCTTTCTTCCTTTGCAGTCGAGATGTCAGAACTACGAGACATTCTTCGTTCAGCAGATAATAATTCACTTGTGCTAGGTGATGAGTTATGTGCAGGAACAGAATCTGTATCTGCACAGGCACTTGTTGCAGCAGGAATGAAATGGCTATCAAAGAAGAAATCCAAATTCGTATTCGCAACACACTTACATGAATTACCACAATTACTGAATACAGAAGAAATGGGTCTCAAAGTATGGCATTTACATGTAGACTACAATCCACATACAAAAAAGTTGGTATATGACCGTTCTCTTCGACCAGGTTCAGGCTCAACACTCTATGGTCTCGAAGTAGCACGTGCAATGGATTTGCCGAGCGATTTTATAACGGATGCGCATGAATTTCGAAATCGCCTAACTGGCACAAAAAATATTCAGGATGCACCATCTAGTGCATGGAATAGTCAGATTACTAGACATAAATGTGAGATATGCGGAAATCCTGTTCAAAGAGATTTGGAAGTACATCATATTCGTGAGAGAGCATCTGCAAAAAAAGGCGACAAATCTGTTCATAATGTTTCCAATCTGGTGGTATTATGTGAAATCTGTCATGATAAACATCATGCAGGTGAACTGGAGATTGGAGGAATTATATCTACATCTGACGGACCACAGCGAATAATAAATGATAATAGTACAATATCTGCGGAATCTGCTGCTACAGCCACAACCACAACCACATCAAACACGCCAAGTACAGTATCAGCAGCCAAATCCACAGCCAAATCAAAATCAAAATGGACAGGTGAACAACTGGATATAATAGAAGAATATATCAAGTCGAACACAAATATGTCCGCAAAAACGTTGTCATTTAAAATAGAAAATGAAAAAGGAATAATCATATCCGCATCGCATATAGGAAAATTACGTGCCCAATATTACGAATAAGCAATTTATTCAGAACCAGAACCAGAACTCTTTAATTTCTCTTCAAGAGACTTAATGACTCTCTTAAGTTCAGAAATTTCAGAACGTAAATCGCTTTCAATACGTTTAATATCATTTGTAAGTAAATTCACTTGTGTTTGTAACATACGAAATCCAGCCATTTCACCTTCAATACGCTTAATATCTGCTGCAGCAGATTGGGAGGATGTTACGACAGAACGTAATGATGCTATTTCACCACTATTTTTTTCGAGGTCTGCGACTTTAGATTCGAGACGACGAACAAGATTACCGAGAGGGTTTGCTCCTTGATAGTTAAGACCAGATAGATTTAAGACAGATGACATTTTGCTATTTCCCGTAAATCTTTAATTATACATTACCAAACGCACTAACTAATATTCTCAACTCACCGCCACAAATCACACATAAAATTTGAAACAACCAAAAGGATTATTTCAAATAATTAGATAGACATCTGTATAACAATCCAAAATGATTATTCCAATTCGTTGTATGAACTGTGGCAATATACTTGCAGATAAATGGAGATATTATCAAGAACAAGTAAAAAAACTTCGTAAAGAAAATAATTTCCCCCAACCAATTTACATGGACGGCACATCCGTCCCGCGAACAGCTGAAAGTGAGGTATTAAATAAATTAGGTCTTACACGTTATTGTTGCAGAAAGCATATGTTAACGAATATTGACCTAATTGATAAGATTTAAACACAATCCCTCTCACATCCAAATAATAATCCAAATAATAAAAAAGGAGACTAGTAAATGGAATTTTTTTTGCCATCATTATTTGTATTTTTATTAACAATCATAGTTGCATTTGCAATAATTCCAAATTTTAGTCCGACAATACTCGTTATATTTGCACTCGTTTTACTCGTAGCTGGTACATATTATCATATTACAATGTTTAAGACTGAATACGAATTAAGTACATGGCAGGAAAAACTAAAACTGTTTGGTCCCGGTATTGTAATTGTTATTACAATTATATTTATGCTATTTTCCATTTATTCTTTTTTCAGTGGAGGTGAAGTACCTGTACCCGCTATTCCAACTCCTCCAAAGGAAAATGCAAACACTGCTACAAATATATTAACCAAATCACTTAATAATGCTGGTGAAATGTTGGGCGATGTAACCGAATCCATAAAAGAAACAGCAACCAATATAATAAATACTGCTACAAACAACAACAAAAACACCAACACCAGCACCAATAAAAACAAAAACAAAGAAAATCAAAAAGAAAAGACGAATAAGGCAAATGAATATTTGAACAATGGATTACGGCGTAGTTTCCTAGAAGTATTGTAAACACAATAAAAATAGAATCATAAAGTAAGTAGCGTAATAAAATGACAAAAAAGTCACACAAATTACACAAAACCCATAAAAAGGGTAAATCTAGACATCATCGTGCAGCAGCACCTGCATTATCTGTCCCAGAACTTCGCCAATCATTTGACCACATTGAGAAATATTTAGAAGATAATGCACATCTTCCAACAGAACAATTGGTAAGAGAATTCAAGAAGGAATGGAGAATGACATTTGGTACACCAATACACGATGGAGCAGAAGAATACGTCAGACATGTTGTATCAACTGTCGATGCAAAAAAGACAAAGGGTGGTATGGCACCAGTTGATTATGTAACTCGCCCAGGATTATATACAACTGCATTTGACCAATTTGGACATTTTCAAAAATATGTATCATCTGGTTTTGGAGTATCAGTACCCGAACCAGCACGTCTAGAAGATCCAAAGATATACGGACCAGGTGGTGCATTCCCAACGAGCGTACCAGTTGATATGGGAAACAATAGAGTGACTCGAGGAGGAAAATCACACATGAGAAAGACACGGCGTAAGACCAAAGGTGGTTCTTCTATTGTAAGTGTCCGTTTTCCTTCAACGCCTATACCATCTGCTATAAGAGATATGTCAGAGATGTGGTATGGTTTAAAAGCAGGTCCATCCCCGGTTTCTACAAGCAATCCTAACATCAAATCATAATATATCACACATCACATAACACAATGACACAATACATCACAACACACCACACTACATCACAATACAACACAGCACATCACAATACAACGCAGCAAATGTTTATAAAATATTTAAAGACCAACCGTCCACACCAAATATGTTATAAACATTACTTAAAATACCAGAGTAATTTGTAGATAGTAATGACTTCATTATCCATATCAGATATTGGAAGAAATATTTCCAGAAATCTGATCGACAAATATTTTCGGACAAATGTATATCCTTATACAAAACACCATATTGATTCATATGACCAATTCTTACGTGAAGACCTCGTATCTATCATAAAGGCAAATAATCCGATTCTCATTGTGAAAGACAAAATAAAAGACGCAAATGCATATACGTATAAAATTGAACTATATGTCGGTGGAGAAGACGGTACCCAAATAGAAGTGGGTACTCCAACACTATCATTGCAAAATACAAAAGATGTGCGACTTCTGTTTCCAAATGAGGCAAGACTTCGAAACCTGACATATGCATCAACAATCTATGCAGACATATTTGTAAAAGTAACCTATACAACATCTGTCATACAGGGTATTCCGCAATCTGTCATGTTAGAAATTCCAAACGACGATTTCAAAAAAATCCCTCTATTCAAAATTCCACTTATGTTGCATAGTTCCTACTGTCTGTTACATGATAAGCCAAATGAATTTCTAAAAGAAGCAGGTGAATGTCCCTATGACAATGGAGGCTATTTCATCGTCGATGGGTCCGAAAAGGTGCTTATCACTCGTCAGGAACAGGCTTTCAATACACTCTATATTACACCTCAACCAAAAAATAAAAAAATAAAAGTATATGCATCAATCAGCTGTCTTTCTGCATCATCACGTGTCATCAAACTAGTATCATTCATGCAACGTCGTTCAAATGATGGTATTATGGTCTCTCTTCCATATGTACGTCATCCAGTTCCACTCTTTATTATTTTCAGAGCACTTGGCTTCCAAACCGATGAAGAAATTGTAAAATTAATTTTTCCAGATTTGGAATCACCAGAAGCCAAATTCCTTCTTCCAAAGTTACAGCCATCCATTGTAGACAGTTATCCAATTCTTAACACATACACCGCCGTAAATTACATAAAACTTCTCACAAAGGGTTTCACTGAAGAAACAGTCATCAATATATTACGTAATCAAATGTTCGTCCATATGCCATCTGATGGAACATCCCAGGCACTCTTTTTAGCAGATTGCGTTCGCAGAATTCTACGTGTAAGTGAAGGATTCGATACTCCACCAAGCCGTGATGACACCCGCAACCAACGTTGTCTTACAAGTGGCTTCCTAATTCAGGAACTCTTCAATAATATCTATAAGGAATGGCGCAGTGCAGTAAGCCTAGCAATTGACCGAGAATATTACAATGGAAAAACAATATATAAGGATGAAAATTTCAAAAATATTTTTACATACGCCAATATCGCCAATATCTATAAGGTCGGCTTCATAACCGAAGGAATTATGCGGGCATTTAAAGGAAAATGGGGGTCATCACTGGGTGAGGATAAGACAGGTGTTTTGCAGCAATTGAGTCGTTTATCGTACTGTGATTTCATGAGTCACTGCCGTCGTGTTATATTGGATTTCGACACAGGTATGAAATTAACAGGACCTCGTCATTTACATACCAGTCAGTATGGATATTTCTGTACAAGTGAAACTCCAACAGGTGCAAGTATTGGTATTACGAAAAATCTGTCAATTCTAACTACTATTTCCACCACGTCCCAGCTACACAGTTTTGCAACATGGTTGCGAACAAAGGGCAGAGTCTATACCGCAGAAGATGTCACAACTGAACAACGTATTACATGGATTCCAGTATATGTAAATGGAGGCTTATTCGGCTTTTCTGCCCGCCCTGACCTCTTAACCAATGTTCTTAAATTAATGAAACGCACAGGCTGCCTACCATTCAGTGCAAGTATTTCATTCTCCATTACAAGTCGTAAAGTGTTCATCTATCTCGATAGTGGAAGACCACTTCGTCCACTCATATGGCTTTCATCGAAAGGCGACTCTTCTCAAAAGAAAGCACTTTATACGAAGGGTGTTGAAAAATATGCAAAAACAACATGGCGTGATATGGTCATGGGCTCATTAAAGGAACGTGAAAATGCAACACTCTCCTCCACTGATTTCTTTGATATTTTCGAATCAAATCCACGTGCACAATTGGAAGAATATGTAGACGGACTCACTCCACATGTTGGTATAATTGAGTATGTCGACCCATATGAACAAAATGAAACATATATTGCAAACACGGTCGATTATGTGAAGGATGAGACAACGCACATCGAAGTCCATCCATCCACTATTTTAAGTCTAATGTCAACACTCATTCCATTCCCTCATCACAATCAGAGCCCACGTAACCAGCTCTCCTGTTCGCAATCCAAACAGGGTGTTTCTATATATGCAACAAATTGGTCAAATCGTTTCGATAATAATGCACATGTGTTGTGCTATGGCGAAGCGCCACTTACACGCACACTTTATTCCAGCTATTTAGGTGAAGGACGAATGCCATATGGTCAGAATATTGTTCTAGCACTTGCCTGTTGGACTGGTTACAATCAGGAGGATGGCATTGTCGTAAATGCCGACGCAATTGAAAGAGGACTATTTCGAACAATGGCGTATCGGTCATACAGTACATATGAGGAGAATGACGATATGAACAAAACACGTACACGCTTCGGCAATCCAAAGAATATTGAATTCTGGAAGGACTTAAAGCCAGGTTTGGACTACACGAAGTTGGATGACAATGGTATTATTCGTGAGGGTGAATATGTGGATGATGAAACTGTAATTGTTGGTGCATTTATGATAGGACAATCAGGTGGTGCAGCAAAGGATGTATCTGTCACTCCACAAGTATGGACACGCGGTCGTGTGGAAAAGGTAGTAATGACGGTGAATAATGTTGGTCTACGTATGGTAAAGATTCGTGTAGTACAGGACAGAAAGCCAGAAATAGGAGATAAATTCTCGAATCGCCACGGGCAGAAGGGCACTATTAATATAATGTTACGTGGTCACGACATGCCACGCACAGCATCAGGTATTGTACCAGACATGATAATGAATCCACATGCAATTCCATCACGTATGACAATGGGTCAAAATCTAGAGCAGCTATTAGGAAAATCAGCAGCAATCAATGGTGCAGTTGGTGACGCAACTGCGTTCATGAATGACGGCAATCCACAAGAGGAAATTGGTAATATATTAGAACAATATGGCTTTGAAAAATACGGAAATGAACTATTATATAATGGTGCAACAGGTGAGCAGATAAAGACAGTCATTTTCGTGGGACCAACTTATAGTATGCGTCTAAAACACATGGTAGAAGACAAATGGAACGCACGTGGAGAGGGTCGCAAAGAGCAACGAACACATCAGCCAACAGGTGGAAGAGGTAATGAAGGTGGTTTGAAAATCGGTGAAATGGACCGAGATACCATTCTCGCACATGGTGTTTCCTCTTTTTTCAGAGAATCCTATACAAAGAGATCCGATGGAACAGTTATACAGGTATGTACATCATGTGGCACATATCCAATATATAATGAAAAACTGAATATTCATATCTGCCCATTATGTGATGGACCTGTCAGATATGCAGGTGATAATATCAATAATTTAGAGATTCTACCACCAATTAGTCGACCAAAGAGTAAAATTGTAAATGTCGAGATGCCATATACTACTAAATTATTGGCACAGGAGATTGATACATTTTTGAATATTGGAATGCGAGTAATAACAACAGCAGATGTGAACAAATTCCGCCCATATGAGATGGCTGGTTCAATACCAATATCTACAAAGGAATTCCCACAATTATTGTTACCAGAAGTATTTATTCCAGAAAAGATGGAAGAGACAGATGAGGGAGGTGTTACATCAGAAATAATTAAACAAATGGGTCACGAATTAGCACAAGTCGAATTATATACTCCACAATTGGATATGAATCAGACAGTCCAGGACGAAATACAATTACAAAATGCAGCAGGAGAAATTCAACTTCCAGGCGATGACAACGCAGCTGGTGCTCTAGGATTTTTGGATGGAACCGTGCAACCATCTGCTACAAATCCAGTAATGGCAGGTATACCATCTGCTCTTCCAGGTCTTCAGCCAACAATTATTGTAGATACGAGTCCACAAGCAATGCGAATGGATGGTTTGGGACAGTCGCAACAAAATACAAGAACATCCATGTATGAATCTGCTGGTATGAACTCGTCGTTCCAACCTGTTCCACGAAGAATGAATCGTAATATGTATCAACCTTCGTTCAACCAGCCATTACCATCCCAACCACAACAACAATCGATGCAGATGGTACCAGGCAGAGTTGAAACCGATGAGAATGGTCAACAGGTTCGGCTTAATTCATCACCGAGAGTAACTGTTCAAAAATTGGGAGCAGAGTAATGAACACCACGCAGAAAAAAATATATAATAAAAATAGATAGTGTATTTAAAACATGGATGAATCTATGTCATTGGAAGATGCATATCATAAGGGGTTTATCACTCTCGATAAGATACCCGACCCAGAAATTAGGGCAAAATTAGAAAAGGAAAAGGAACAACCGCAACAACCACAACAACCACAACAACCACAAAAAGATGAACAATCAGAAAAACAGGTAACCAACAAACAAATGAATGCGCTTCGTAGAGGACATAATACACAAAAAAAGAAAAGAAAGGAAGACAAAATAGAAAGAAAACAGCAAACAGAATATATTGAAGAAAGAATTGATAATATTTTAAAAATTCTCGACGAAAACAATGGTTCATTAGAGGAGAAGGCATTACTCCAGCGCTTCATATATTTATATAAGCGTAGAACACGTACTAGAATATAATAATACTTTCACACAATACAAAATACAATCACAAAATCACATAATCACATAATCACACCATATTTATCAAATTTGATTTACACACTACAGCGTCACACCACATGTAAATAAAATTTGATAAAAGGAATCTATATATTTTCAAATAGAAGGCAATAATTAAATAAAATGAGTTCCGAATCAATGAATTTTGAATCAGTCGATACTGTATATCGCAGCCGTATTACTCTTTTAGATATTCTAGAAGAACGAGGCTATAATGTAGAACCATTTAAAAAATTCTCCCCGGTTGAAATAACACTCGCATTGGATAATATTGAAGGTCTCGATTTAGAAATACAACACAAAGACGATGAAGAAAGAAAATGTATTATAACCTATCATAGAATAAGTCGTCAAGGTTTGAGTACAAAGAACCGAGAAAAGACCGTCGAATTCTTCAAAGAACGTGTAACCAATCCAGAAAAAACCGAAATATATGTTCTCCAATTCGAACCAATAGTTGAAGTACATCATGAATTTTCATATCGTCAATGGAACGAAAATAAATACAAAATATACTTCTTCTGCATGCCATATATTGTAGTCAATCCACTTCGCCATGAGTTCGTCCCCAAACATGAAATACTTCCAAAAGAAGAACACGCCGAACTAATGTCAAAATTATACATGACTGCCAAATCCCAATTCCCAATAATACGTTATCATATTGACCCAATTACACGTTGCATCGGTGCATCACCAGGTGACATTATAAAGATAACGAGAGCATCACCCAGTGCAGGTGAATATATTGTATATCGTGTATGCCTTCCATAAAAATAAAATAAAATAACTGTATACAAAACCAAAAGAAACGTTAGGGATGTCTTCGTGGAAGGAATATAAACAATCTATTCAAAATGAAATGGAATCTAAACGAAAGTATATGAATACAGAGATAAAAAATGACATCAAAGAGCTAAAACGTCTTATAACACGTTATATTGAAAATGGCGGTCAAAGTCAGGCAGATGATACAAATCCAGACTATTTAAAGATAACTGCACTATCGACAAAGATAAAGAAGGCAAAAGACGATTTTTTTAAGATAAATGACGACATTGCAGGAAAGATAAAGGAATTAGCAACAAGCCAGGACATCGGTAAATTATTATCTGAAAACGGAATCATACAGCAGGACATACAGCAGTTGGAAAAACAAAAAAAGGAGACAGACATTGATGCAGAAACAGCAAAAGAACGAGCTGATTTACTCCGGTCTAGCAAACAAGAAGTATCATCTCATCAATTATTTATGACAACTCGACCAATTAAGAAGAGCCTAATACCAGTCTTATGGGTATTGTCTTTTTTATTTGTAATTGTTGGTATAATCATTTTCAGACGTTTTATGCCTGAATTAGCAGCATCTGCAGTGCCAACACCAACTGCATTAGGTACTACTACAGGTGTATTCCAGGACCCTCGAGTATGGATGTCGTTAACTGGTGCAAGTATTATTGTCATTATTGTTTTAATACTTAAGACAACGGGTGTCATTGGTCAAAAGAAATAAACACCCATAAAAGTAAGGAGTAAATACAAATAATAAAATGAGCAAATCATCACCACCATCACAGCCATCATCGCTATGTTCAAGTTCTGCAGATAGCAACACAACAACTTTTAATATGAGTGACTTAAATAAATTATACACAGGTCCATATGCAATATTACCAACATCTGTTACAACAGAGAACAGACAACCTGATACACGTCTACAAGCAGATTTTGTAAAATCATATGTGACCTCCAAGATTCATGCAGGTATAGTTCCAGTACAGCCATCTGCTTCTGCTGCCTCCGCCTCCGCCTCCGCCTCTGCCACACCCACACCCACACCCACACCCACACCAATAAGTCAGAAGGACATTGCAGCATTTTCCGAAAAGAATGCAGCCTTTATGCAATCTGTTGCAGTAGAATACTGCTTTTATGAGAGCAGGTATCGCTATGCAGTTACACAACTCGCAACTGCTTTAAAGGAAGCATATGAATCTGGTAATAGTGCAAAGAATCAGGCAATAGATAACTATTTACAAGCCACAAAAGCTCTTAATCAGAAGTTAAATGATTTGACACAGATTGTGCAGGAAATTGTAAAACAGCGTATGGCTATTAGCAAACAGGCAGGTGATAGTGCAGCCACCATGAGTAATGAGATGACAGAAAAGTCCAAAAAGCTAATGAAGCAGATGGACATGCTGTCAAAGGATGATAGCAAAGAGGAATTATATAAGGAAATGATACGCTACAGTGAGCAGAAAGTTCGAAGAACAGATAATTTATTAAGTCTTTATTCATTCTTAAACATTGTGCTATTAAGTGCGTTAGTTTATGTGTACAGATCTGCAAGTAATAATGCATAAACATAAAACCAACTCCACACACCCTCACACTACACCACACTACACCGTAACAACCACCCATCAAAATATATTGAATATATCCCCATAAATAGAAAATATGTTCAATATATATCCATGTTTTCCAGAAAGTATGCCAGAAAAGCGCCAAAAAGAAGTAGAAAAATTTTTCCAAACATGTGAAATGAGCAGAATACATGAAAGTCTGTGGAAAGAAATACAACAATATGCAGGTGTGTCGTTCAATGAACTAATCGTCAAACGAATTACGCTAAAGGATATAAAGAAAATACAATCAACGCTCGACGAATATTTCAGACGTAATTGTCAGCTACTCGACTACGAACGTATATATGCATTAAGTAAAGTAATATATTTCTGCAATCTATCTATACATTATAATTGTACATGGGAAGTGTATTAATACACCACACCCCCGTTATTTAGGATTTTCATCGGATGATTCTTTAACTTGAATACACACATGTTTATCTTTTCCCGTAATTGTGTCATTTTCAGCCTCTTTGTCAACATCCTCTTTATCCTCTTTACTCTCCGCTTTACCATCCTCCTTTTTCAATGTTTCAGGAGCAACCTGAATTTTTCTCTTTCCAATTGAAAAATCAATTACTGTTTTTGCATGTAGATGGGGTCCATTCGGGTCATCACTTTGAATATCTATACCAATTTCATTACGTGAATATAAACATCCATTTTTTTTGAAATATTCGTTACAATAACGACAACATATACAACAAAATAAAAAAACAGTACTCGTTCCAATAGAAGCACCTAAAACAGTTGTCATATCCATTTATACCTACACTTAACTACTATATATTACAATAATATTTATATTATTATATTATTATATTATCATCACACACAGCTCCCCACACAACGCCACATCATATACCTTATTACAAACATATCATTGAAAAAAGCAAATTACAATGTAGTAGGAATGTCATCATCCAATAAATTACAGGAGATAACAGATTATGTGCAGACATCTGCCGATACTGAATTATCAACCATATTAAATCAATTAAACCAGGACCCAACTGCACTCGACAATATTGAATCAAAACTCGTAAATAAGGTTACAGAACAAAAAGAAAACGCCTTTTCAAAGGTATACGGTGTTCTCGAAAAATTAGCATCTGATGATACACAGGAATTACAACAATCTGCCAATAGTCAGCAGATTCAGACCGTAAATGAACAGATGTTACAAAAGTACAAAACATCTGCAGGGTCCAAGAATGATCATATAAATCTGCTCAAGCGACAAGAGCAGATAAATGAATGGGAGGTAAACAATAAGCGTGAAACCCTTTTCATATATCAGCAGATATTCATTATTTTATGTGCATCTGTCGTGCTAGTCTATCTCTATAGAACAGATATAATCGGTACTGTACCCTTTCTAACAATTGAATTCATACTCGTCGCAATTATTGTATTTACTGTTACATATCGTGTACAATATACGGATGGTGTTCGTGACAAGCAATATTGGAACAAGCGCTATTTCAAGAAAGAAGAACCAATCATTATTCCAATGCCAGACTGTGAAACAATTGCACGTGAAACAGATGAAACAATTGATGAAACAGAAGCTGCATTCAATAAAATGGATAGCTATGTTAATTAATCGGTCATCCCCCTCTCTTTCCCCCCTCCTCTCTCGAGAATATAATTCGTCAAAAGCATAATAACCCAAATATATAGGATGAGTGCATACGACTATTTGAATAGCGTAAGTCAGCAACAAACAAAGGCAAATATATGTGCATCTACGGGTAGTAAGGCAACTTCTATTGAGCAATTAAATAATTGCCGCAGCCCAGGAGACACAAAAAATATACAAAAATTTTACGACCAGGTAGTCGACATCGACGGTGATATCGAAACATCATATTCGACATACACTGACCTTATCATTTCAGGCGACAGCATTTATGGAACTTCAACAAATGAGTCTCATACCCAGGATGTTCTCAATAGAAATAAAAAATTAAAGAGCGAGAAGGAGAAACTTCTCAACGAAATAAAAGAAAATGAGGCAATTATTGAACAATCTAGTCGAGATTTCATTGAACAAAAAATCCACAATCCAGGACCTGTGTCAAAACCATTGGTTAGTGTAATCGAAGATTATTCCTTATTTGTTGCAATGATGGCATTTTTCTTTATGGCATCTGCACTCATATATTTAAATATGTATAATAGTAATTTCAGCGCACGTTCATTTATATTTTCAATAATTGCATTAGCAATTTCTAGTATATTTTTATTCATGATTGTCCGAACATTTTTTTAAGGAGAGAGACGCACCGTCCCTCATACTCCCTCGTGACCTGCGGTGCCTATTTTAGTGGAGAGACGCACCCATAAAAAATATCATATAAACAAATAATATTTATTCATATGATAAACATATAATACATATACAATATATTTTCACCATCATTTTACTCTTCCTCTTCTTCGTCCTCATCTTCATCCTCGTCAATATCCTTCGAATTCTTCATATTTTTTTCAGAAATTGACCTCAAACGTTCATTCTTCTCATTATCATATTCCTCCACATCTTCATCGCTTTCGAAGAGAAGTATACGCTTATATGTCTTCTTAACATCCATTGGCTGACCATATTCGTCATCCAATCTCTTCTGTAATTCAGGTTGTGTCATACGTTTACCAGTACCACCACCCATTTGTTCCATCCAGTTACGATATACTCGCCAAATATCTTTGAACAATGCTTCTGCACCAGTCTCTTCACGCACACGTGCACCTTTAAACTTACCAAACATATCAAATGTCTCACGATATCTATCTGTCTCCTTACGAACCTTCAACGGAATTGGATGCAATCCCTTTCGTAAATACACAGTATCATATATATGTACTAATCTCGCCAGGAATGCCCCTCTCCACTTTTTCAATTTAATATCGAGGAATGGGTCTCTTGGAAATATTTTCTTACCAGAATCAACCTTCATTTCATCCGAATTAGGGTCAACGAATTTTGACTCAAATGGCACAGCAATCATACGACGTGTTGTACCACGGTCCATTGTCTGGATTGGAGGGAAATTATTACACAACATGAATATTTTACCAGTTATTTGAAACTTTGTCTGGTCTTCAAATAGACCTCTTGCTTCAACCACATCTTCACCAGTAAACTGCTTAATACGAGAAGTATTAAGAGGCTCATTATTATCTGGTTCAGCCATAAATATAAAGTGTTTATTACGAATAGCCATAATATCAGGATTTGCCGCACCACTCTCTGGTCTTTTACGAGTCATTGCAGTGGATTGTAGAGATGATGCATAATCACCTAATACCATACACATTAAGTCAACTAACTTCGACTTACCATTACCACCCACGCCTATCCACGTTTCATAGAGCTGTTCTGCATTGGTTCCTTCGAGACAGGATGCCAAACGCTTCCACATGAATTCACGTAATTCGGCATCTGGAAATATTTTTGCCATAAAGTCATCAATTTCAGCCTGTTCTGGGTCATCACGTCGATACGGATGATATTCGACTGGATCACACTGCTTCGTCAACCAGCGACCTAGCATAAAACTAATATAGTCATCTGGTCGTCCTTCACGGAATTCTACGTAGTATTCCGCCTCTCCATTTGCACCAATGCGTTGTGCATGTAAGTCGAGTACACCATTTGCACAACCGAGAAGGAATTGATTGGAATTCAGCTTTTGTGAAAACTCCTCTTCACAGAATTCACCAATACAATCCTTCATTACAGAATCCTTAAAACCGGCGGTATACAGCGATGTCTCAATCTTATGAAGACGCTTAAATTCTCTGGCTTCAATAAGTGCCTTTTCTTCTTCACTTTCTGCTATATTCATTTTCTTTTTTACACGTACTTTTGCGTCAATTATAAGGTCAGCAACTTCCATAGTTAATTTATTACGAACTTCTAATCCCTGTGGAATTCTGCACCATGCATTATTCTTAAAACCATACCAATCACTTTTTTTACTATCAATTGAACAACAATATTGTCCTTCATATAATCGCTTCATAAGTCTAGCAATATGTGTATGTGTCGCATCTACATTTCCAATAATATAGTCTACATTATTTTCATTAATAATATCCTTGTATTTTTCAGGATTATCTTGTCTAGCCCACATTCGAAGAGAACCTATTTGAAGTTTTCTACGTTCATCCTGTGCACGCCCCCAACCTCGTTCCCAATCTCGCTGAAGACTGTGTAAATTATTATCCGAAAATTTAGAACTTTTCTTACTAAATTCCATCCAGACATGAAACATTCGTGGACTTTCATCTATTTGATGTAAACACCAACCTAATTCTATCCATGTTTGAAAGTTATCTGCTCTTTCAACTGAAAGACATTCGATTGTTAATCGTGATGCGAGTTCTTTATCACTTTCAGAATATTCTGACATATAATTTGCAGGTAATTGTTTGAAAATCTGTGCGAGTGTTTTGGCAGGACCGCCCTCATCAAGATTCATAGAGGGAACATCACCCAAACCATTTTTCCCAGCATTACCTCCCAATTGTGGAGATGGACGATCAAGTCCTCCCTGACCGCCGCCACCATAGTTCATTACACGACGAACTTCACTTCGCAGATTATTCCATTCCTCTTCCTTTTCTTCACGAACTTGAAGATTTGAAGCGGTCAACTTATATCGAATAGATAGAGTCTCCATTAACTGGCGACTTGTATAATCAGCCACATCACCTTCTTCAAACTGTCCTGTTTGGGGATAATATATATAAACGGTTGTAAGTTTGTATGCAGTAATTTCAGGCTTCGACTCACCATAGAAGAACCAGCCATTTGGCTTTGGTCGAACCATGGATGGGTCAAACACATCATTATCTAAATTAGTGTAATCAGTTCCAGAAAAGCACTCTGACACAGCCTGAATTTGTAGTATCTTTTCCCGCACAATTGCCTGATATTCGGATGGAAATACAATGTCAGGGCACTGAATGTGAATACCGTCCTTAATTTTTGTATCATTCTTCTTCTTATCCTGGTACGCATTTGGTCGAAGGGAGATGAAGAAACGAACACTTTCTTTGTTGTCCAAATTAAAGAAATCCTGTAGAATATTGACATAATATCGTGTAAACATTTTAATATTATCAAGTGTGAAACGTCTCTCAATCTTCCCCTCTGGTGGATATTTAAAGTCCAAATCAATCAACAATGGTGCAAATCCATCGAGGCGACGCTGCTCAACGAAATTCATTGGACGACGACCTTTTACAAATAAATAATCATGGAGGAGGTCTATAAAAGTTGAATAATCTTCATCCCGAATATACCATCTACCTTTGTGCGCATCCATGCCTGTAAAGGAGCATGGTCCGCCTTTTTCCGCTTCTCTGGTCCGAATGAACTGATAAAGAGGGCTATCAATGAATGCATCTAATTGCGGTGACATTTTCAAATTATGTTGTTCATGAGGTGAGAAAGCGAGAGCTACCGCCATACAATTCTTGTTTAAGCCCATCAAATTTTATATGGAAATGATTTCACATTTTTTACGTCTCCCCGTCCCTCAACCGTAGATAGTATTTTGGCTATGCAAAATCCAACATCCAACATCCAACATTCAACACTTACCACACAAATATTATACGCATATTAACTAGGATACCTATTTCCGCAACCATCCAACTATACAAAGATGATGACACCGCGACAATATACAATTTTAGGATTAAAGTTTTTAGATATAGCCTTACTCACAATGTATTATTTCATAGCAGCATTTTTCATTTCCACCTGGTTGGATAATATGCTGGGTAAATTTGATGCAAACAAAGAGAAGAGAAAGTCAACGCTTCGAATATTTCTAGAGATTACCATATTCATGGCACTAATATTACTTACATTCTACGTAGTTCGAAACATAATAGAATATATTCCATTCCCATTTGAAGGCGTATCAGGATTCAAACAGGAACGTGTGAAGGAGAGAGGAGGTGACGTGGTCTTTATATTTGTGCTTTTCATGTTTTTAGAATATTTGACAAAGAAAATCGATTTTTTACATGATAAGATTGTATCAAATCCCGATAACTTATTAAGTCCACTTCATTCACCTAAATTTGCAAAAGCCCAGTCAAAATATTTATTGAAAAATATTCATGGTCTGGAATACGAAGCATAAAATACAATTTGTAAAAACATAATATAAAATATAAAATATGATTTATATTATAATTAAATATAAATCATAAATACTATCCAATCCATTACTCTAACATTTTTTCAGGCAAACGCAAACGAGGAAAATAGGTATGATTTACATATGACACAAAAAGTGCAATAATAAATGAAATAAATATAACACTCATTGTACTTCGAATAGTAACAACATATCGTATATATTGACTTATTAATAAAATAACTAGAAAATGGAAAATAACATCAATTACAAAAATATCAACAGCAATCATTCTATATTTCACATATAAAATAATAAAAATATTTTATCAATCATCAAACCTCTTATCTTCTCTTACTCGTCTTTGCTTTGCCACCTCTTCGAAATGTAACATTCTTCTTACGAACAACGGTCTTTTTTACATGCTTTCGTCGTGGCTTTACAACTTGTGTTGCGAGACCAAGTAATAAACCAGCTGGTGCGAGTTTATACGCAACCTGTCCCATTGTTGCAAATAATGCACCACCCTTTTGTTCCGTAGTATTCATGTCTGTTCCAACAGTTATAACTGGAGCATTTTGTTCAATATTCTCGGGCATAGGTGGCTCTGCAATAATAGGTTGGTCTTCAATGGAAGACATACTATCCTTGTTTGATAATTTGACAGATTCACCCATAACTGGACGACTACTGGCTAAACTCTCTACATTATCATTTAATGAGAATACATCGCCTTCATTCATGCTATTTTTAATAGCATTCGTGTTATTCATATTATTCTTCTTTGCACTAGCACTCATATTCATACTCGCAAATCCGCTATTATTAACAACAAAAGATGATGGCATTTTACCAGTCTCATTCATTACACGTGTCATAGTATCCGTATCACGAACAACTTCCATTTTGGAAAGAGGAACATTGTTTGCACTTCTAGCTTCCATATGTGGATAACCTTCCGCATTAAAGGAAGAACTATTCGACAAATTTTTAGATAAATAGGAGTTAGCATCATTCAACACGGATTCATTAATCTTAATGCTCTGCACACTTCGTTCTGGTGATTTCGAAGCAGCATCAAAATGTGGTTTAAATGTATCACAGTGTCCGCACCAATCCGCGTAAATGAGAACAATACTGACAGGACCTTCCACGAGACGCTTCATCATTTCAGGAAAATCCTTTGCACTACGAACATCAATTGGTGGAAAGATGCGACCCATTACAGGCGAAGAACGCTTATGGTGTCTCTTCGAAGTGTATCGGGAACGTCTAGTACGACCACTGCGACCACTGCTACCGCTGCGAACACTACGCTTACGTTGTGTTTTACGTCTACCGCCTTCCTTCTTTTTATAATTGTGAGTTGGCATTTCTTCTACACTAACACACGATAAAAACTTCAAAAAACATTTCAAAATACCTAGTAGATATTCCAACCCCACCAAAAACAATGAATTATTTTAATATATTTATGATTTTCATTGTCATTGGTTACATTGTATTTTATATTCGCGGTCGCATATATTTAAAAGACGGATTCGAGCAACAACGAATGACTCCAGCCACTGCATCTGCATCAGCATCCACCGCACCATCACAAAAGCCATATGTAACAGACCCAATTCAAAAGCTCGATGACTATGAAATAACCGCCGTCTTCAACAATGAAGGTTCGAAGGAAGCGTCCGATGCAATCATAAGCAATAAAATGGATAAATATCGCCGTAATTGGACACAAATGCCTCCGAGTGCTCAACAATTCCAGGACGAAAGCTACAAATATATTACATCTGTCCAGAACAACACATCCCAATCCAATGCACAAATCGCAAATGCACCAATTTATGCAGAAATAGACGGTTCTAATATGACTCCACCAGATCTCCAAGCAGCAGATGATAAAGAGCGTCAGGTTCTAGCAATGTATAAACCATCCAAAGCATCCGATTTATTACATTATGACATTGACGATGCACGAGACCTAGTGAAGAAAGTCTATAAGGAGAAGGGATTAAATGCACGAGTAACAAAGAGCAAACAGGGTGAAAATGTATTTGAAATTACGGATGTAACACACATCCCACCAAAGATTGTATGGGAGGACGACTTCGAACTACAAACGGAGCGTGATAAGGCAGTATTAAAGGGTGAACAAGTGATTGAGGTTCCACAGACAGTGAATGACCTCGCCGCAGGTCTTGACCCATTCTTCGAACCTAGAACAGCAACACGAATGAACAGAAATGATTATACTACATGGACACCTGGTCTTGAAAGATCCTTTGCACCGACAAATGATGATGCAGACTGGTATTAGATAATATAAAAAGAGTTTAAAAAATATGTTATAATACGTTATAGATTTAATATCCATAACATATTACAAAAATGTCTGAACAAAAAGGTACAGTCGGTCTAACATATGCAGGACAATTGTTGGATGAATATTTAACAATTCGTCGTCCTCATTATGCACATAAGATTACACGATTTATTCATAAATTCACAAGTCGTATAAAGAGAATACGTGTACTTACACAAAATGATAGCAGTGAACTGGATTACCTTCTTGAACTCATCCGAAATGACTATATCAAAAAGGCAAAAATTGCATTTCATAATATTCTAAACAGATATGTATTTTCTCTTCTAATAAATTACATTAAAACCTTAACAAAAAAAGATTTTGTAGCATGCACAAAAACACAAATAAGAAAAACGGAGTCAAACGCCCACAAATAAAAAATAAAAATAAAAAATTGAAACATTCCCATACACAAAACATAAAGCATAAAGCATTCACATATTATATTTAATATCATTCATACTAAATATAAAATGGCACAACAACAGCAACTTCCACAAAATACAGTAAAAACTCCTAACCAAATTACCTTTCCAACACTGTATGCACTATCGACAACAGGAAAAGTAAAACAATGGCAAATATCTGTTACGCATTGCAAAGATAATACTGCTAAAATTCGAACAGAATATGGTTATGCAGATGGTAAGCGCCCAGTAACATTAAAAGCCATATTGGGGGGTAAAAACATTGGAAAGAAGAATGAGACAACTCCATTTCAACAAGCCACAAAAGAAGCCTTTTCTAAATGGACAGATAAAGTATCAAGTGAAGGATTTCGAGAAGAGTTGGAAGAGCGTGCAACCATTTCTGCAATAAGTTCTACAGCACCAACCACCTCTACCAAACAAGAACAAACAACATCTACCACCACTTCTGCAGCCACCGCTCCTCAAGCAAATTTCACTCCAATGTTGGCACAGGATTATCGCAAACATGCAAAGAAAATCACTTTCCCATGTTATGTGCAACCCAAACTAGACGGTGTTCGCTGTGTGTATTATCGTGGTAATCTATATTCAAGAACTAATAAGGCATTCTCTTTCATGGAACGAATCACTGGGCAAATTCAGGCAGTTCTCGCCAGTGAACAGAAGGAACTTATCCTAGACGGTGAACTCTATTCACATGATGTAAATTTCCAGGATATGGTTGGTATAGTACATAAGAAAACACTAACACCAGCAGATGAAAAGCTTCTCGAAAAGCTAGAGTTATGGGTATTTGACATGATAAGCGATGAACCATACACCATCCGCAAACAAACACTCGAAGCCCTCTTTGCAAAGAATGGCACCCGCATGCCAAACATTCGTCTAGTGCAAACAGATACATGCCCTGCAGCCATCAATCTGCCAGAAATGCATGAGAAATACACTGCACAACGTTATGAAGGTATTATGTTACGTAATACCACAGCACCATATAAATTAGGTCAACGCAGTTATGACCTCCAAAAATACAAAACATTCTTTGATGAAGAATATACAATTACGTCCTATACACAGGGAACAGGAATAGAGGAAGGACTCGTTCTCTGGATTTGTGAAACACCAGATAAGAAACAGTTCACAGTTCGTCCAGCAGGGTCACACGAAATGAGAACAGATTTTTACAAAAATGCTGCAAAATATATTGGAAAAAAGCTAACAGTCAAATATCAGGAATTAACAAAGGATGGTATTCCACGTTTTCCAGTTGGCATAGCAATACGTGATTACGATTAGACTCCAATGCTCTTAAATTCCTCTTCGAATTCCTTTGTAAAATCTGGAAAGCGTTGACAGTATAATGCAACATCTTCTCTGGTAAATTGAATACCATTATGTTTTACAACACATACTTCTGGTAGTAAAAATGTAATGAATTGTGAGCAATTTTTTTCTACAAAATCGACTAATGATTTGGATAATTTATATGGTTCAAATACATGTGTTGATTCTTCTGCAGCAGTACCGCCAACAATTTCCTCCTCGATCTTACGCAAACTATATGTAAGTTTAAGTGGTGTTCGTTCAGTAACAGAAACAATTTTATATTCATTATTCACATATTCTGCCGCAATTAATGTTTTAGTCTTTGAAACATATGTTGTATCCTTTCCTAATAATTCTGCAGAAGGAAAAATTGGTTGAGACGCACTGCTTTCATATAATGAAGCAACTCTATCTGTAACATCTACGCAAAGACCATATACTGCGAACACAACCTCTTCATTTTCAAAAATAAAAAGATTTTCACGCTCTTTTACCGTTTTTGAAACAATATCACCCTTATCATTTACAGCCCAACAATATAAAATCTTTGGAACATTTGGAACAGGGTCCTCATTGCCAAATAATGAATTTGCCACGCTATAGCTTACATTTTTACTCAACATCTTTACAGCACTTGTCACATCCTTCATATTTCCAAAACAGGCAGCAACTAGCTTATCATTATTTGCAGCGACAGTCGCAGCTGCAGCCACAGGAGCAGAAAGCACAGCAGCCTTCATATCTGCCTCCATCTTCTTCATCTTTTCCTCCATTGCGAGTATTTCCTTCTTCAGCTTTTCCAAATATAAAATACCATCCATCTGCTCTTCCTGTGCATGTTGAATCCAATCCGCAACAGATAAATCTGTTCTATCTAAATCAGTGCCATACTTCTTCTTACCAAAAACAGAACGACTGATAAACTTATCAATTACACTTTGCACAACAGAATCAACTCCATCCATCTTGTTCACACTATTCACACTATCCATTTTATATATTAAATGTATGTACTATACACATAATATATAGAAAATCTTTATATCACTTTTATTCACCTGTCATATCAACTGCATCATCCTCGCCATTCTCACCATCATCATCTCCACTACCAGCGGCAAAATGGAGCAGCGTCCACAAACGTTTTGCAATAGCTGGACCCAATTTTCGTTTCGCACTCACTTGCATAACAGCAATATCCCTCTCATCTGCAGCGAGTGCATTTTCGAGAGAGCCAAATTTAGTGGCAATCTTCTCGGCAACGGCAACAGATATTCCAGGACACAGTGCAAACACGGATGTCAGAAACTGATGCGGGTCCTCTGAATTCGCCTTCTTATGAATATGAACATTCTCTACTGCACGAAGTGGTGCAGTATTAACAGCCAACTGTTTAGGGTCCTTCATATATTCCTCCCATAATGCAGTCACAAGTTCTGCTGTTTCGCCAATATTCTGTGTATGCATAACACATATCTGATGACGCAATTGCAGACTGGCAACAATTTTCATGAGACCACGTGGTCCAATACGCCCAGTTGTACTATAATAGGAACCTTCAATTAAATACATTGCACGTGCCCCGCGTTCCTGACAGAATGTAACAAGTCGTGTTCGTTGCTCACGATAGCGACCATCTAATATAGATGCCTCAAGGTCGCGAACCGATTTTCGTTCAATGACGACACAGCCTTCTCCCTGAACTGTAATATCGCTTCCACTTCCACTTCCTTCTCCCCCAACAGCACCACCTATCCAAATATCACCTACTGGTAATTGTTTTACAATACCCCCAATACCACCTAACATTGGAATAAGTTCTCTTTCACGATTATCTACGAACAGGCTCATTTTTACAAACACCACGCAACACCACACCACACAAAAAATATCAAAAAATGCTATTATTATATTATACGTGCCTATTATTTATATTCATCACATTCAACATCATCTCGCCTCACGCCTCACACCTCGCACCCCTCAAAAGTTCGAAAGGTCTTTAAATACTGGATTAACAGATGGCATATCTACAAAATTGCTTCGTCGCTGTTGTGCCTCTTCTCTTGCAGTATTACCATCCATCTTTCTCAAAAAACTAACAGGTGGTTCATATTGCCCTGCAACCGCTTTTCGCTCTTCTGTAACAGCTGTAACAACACCACCCCATGCAACTTTTCTATCACCGCTGCCACTACTAACACCGCCTTTCTGACCACCCTTCTTGCCCCCTTTCGAGCCTCCACCCCCACCCATGAGTGTTTTACGAAGACTCTCTTCCTTCTCCTTCTTTCGTTCAGCCTCTCTCTTCGCCTCCTCGGTCGACTCTAACATTGCCTGTAGGATTGGGCTCTGTTCCAAAATATATTCTCTCTCGTGATGTTTCCATGATATATACAGCATATTTGGAAATGTGTAGCGGACATCGAAACCCTCCATTCGAAGCTGATAAACAATATAGACAACACAATCCTCCATATCAATTTTCGGCAATCCTAAAATGAATGGCGGTATCGTATAAATTAAGTAGCACTGATTATTTGGAAGTCGACTCATCATACGAACACGATGATGAATTTGTAAAAGAATCTGATTATAAGCCTTTAGTCTAGCAGTATCACGTGACTGTCTTTTCGCATATAATTCTTCAACACGTAATGCAGGTTTTTTGTCGTCCATTTCACCTCTTCGTCTTGTCTCTTTATTATGAGTGCAACACTCTTTTGTGAAAAAATATACAACAGAAGAGTGTAATCACAATATTAAAGAGCTACTTCCCAACATGCCGATAACAAATTGGTTTCCAAGACGTATATATTTATGTGGAGGTGGTATACGAACATCCGTTCATGTGGGTGCCTTAAAAGAATTAGAGAAGCGTGGGCTTCTAAAAAATATTCGAGAATGGTCAGGTGTGAGTGCAGGAGCCCTTATCGCCTTTTGCATCGCCATAGGCTTCACACTGGATGAATTAGATGTATTTTGCAGTCAATTTAACTTCATGGAGATAGTTCACGTCGATTCTCTTCCGGGACTATTAACCAATTTTGGAATAGATGATGGAGAACGTTTAAACAGATTATTGGAAGCATGTCTTCATGTGAAGGGTTTTCGTTCAACTCTAACATTCAGAGAAGCCCCAATGAATGTTCGATTCTTTGCGACAGATTTATGTACACAGAAAATGGTAGTATTTTCGAACACAACTACACCAGATTGCCCAATAACATTTGCAGTCAGGGCATCGATGGCTTTTCCGTATTATTTCCAGCCGTTACGAAATCCGTCAGATGGTCATTACCTGGCAGATGGAGGAATAATATCCAATTATGCAAAAGCCTATTTCACGGAACAGGAGCAGAAGGAGCTTCTGTCGATTGTCATAACAGATAATCCGACGGTTGAGCGAAATATGAACTGGCAGATGATAACATCCAGACCAGTTATTATATCTGTTCAGCAGAAACACATAGATGAATATAATCTGTCGACAGATAATACGATTAAAATCCAGATAACAAATGTAAATGCCCTTTCTTTTGATTTGTCAGAAAGCAAAAAGAAGGAATTGATAGAATTAGGTCGTCAATCTGCTATACGTGAATTGGATGCATCTGTCGCCGAATTACGAAAGAATATACGCAGATGGTCTGTGTCATAGGCTCTTCTCTATACCACCAACATTACACAACACCACACACGGTTACATATATTGCATAATGAATTGGCGAATACCATCTGCCGTGCGTTGACCAGAATATTCATGAACAGTGTTTCCCTTTACTAAAAGAACAGTTGGATAGCCCTTTACCTTGTAACGTGCAATCTCCTCCTTATCCTTATCGGCATCAAAAATGCTGACAGGAATATTCACACCAGACACATTGACAGATGAACCGAGTTTCTTGAATTCAGGCATAGCCTTTTTGCAGTGACCGCACCATTCTGCCTTGCAGATAACGAGACGTGTTTCACTCATGCCGTCAGAAAAGCCTTCAAAACCTGGAATATCAAAACGCATGGATTTGGTGTATAGTTTCGAAATAACGACTAATGCAACGAGTGCAATAATAATAGTAAGATATGGTCTCTTCATTTTCATTTGAATATCTATTATACTAAACGAATATAAATATATTGCAATATATTTATATAGTCTATCTCATATATCCTCGCCAAAAACATAACACTAACATCAAACATAAAATGAATAAACACCTTAAAACTCTTATAAAATCGCCTATTCTACCGGGAAAATACATAGAAGATTGGTCGCCAAAAGCTGGATGGAATCCGTCACTCACATTCCAGGAACGTGCATACGCAACAAATATATATTTACATTTACATCGAAACAAACATTTCACCCCAACACATGCGGAAACAATTGCAATGGCATTTACATATAAACGCCGTTCAGCACATATTCGCTACAACGATGAGCTGGAATCGCTTATTCTTGAGGTAAAAGCATCATTCCCAAAATAGTGACAAAAAACAGACCAGTGGAGAGAAAGAAGCCATTTACAGTTAGAGCGCCAGAAGGTTCTGTAACGGTAATATAACGGTGAAGAATTTGTTGAAGAACTTCATGTGTTTTTGGATTGGCGAACAGGAAAAAGACGAGAGCAGAATAGAAACTATATTTGATTTTTAATAGAAGCTTGTTCAGAGTTACACCGCCTCCACTGCTGCCACCACCATTCACTTCTTTCT